CTACCGGCCAACCGTCTGGGCGAGAATCACACCGTATTGTGCGGGATCGAGCCCCAGCAACTCCAACAGCGCCTCTTCCTTGAAGCTGCCCCGTGTAATGGCCTTCAGACCGTTTCCGGCGGCATAAAGGTTCACGTTCTCCGTATATCCGCCCGCATCGGCCGCGCACCAGAAACGGATGCGGTCCACCGGCTGATTCCGGTCCGCATAAACGCTGTAATCGGCCACATACACCAAATTGAGCGGCGCAGTGTAAGCGAAATCCTGCATCGCGGTAAGCTCCCGACGATCTCCTTCGATGACCCGATTCAATACATTCGCTTTCGAATCGTAACGATACACACCTTCAGGCAGGAAAGCATAGACCCGAATGGGATAGAGCGCCATAGCCGAAGGCGCGGTAAGATGCCCATCCTCCCGGTTTACCCCGGCAGCAGCCCACAGTACACCCGAAAGTTCCTCCAGAGAGAGCATCTCCGGAGAAAAGTCGCGCGACGAGCTGCGCGCCGCAAGCGCTTCGTTGATAGTCAGTCCCATCTTGGGATCCGGCGTCTTCAATTCGATCCGCTCGCCCATTTCGACGGGCGTACGGACACTCTGCTTCACTCCGGTACCGCAGGCTGTCAATGCAACCAGCGCACACATCATCAAACTGCTTGTTTTCATAATCTTTACAGTTTTTACAAAAATAACCAAAATCCTGAATTTCCGGTATCCTGGCCGAAAAAATTTTCCGATATTCCGGCCTGCCGTTCCTGAAATGAAAGTCTGAGATGGAAAATATTCGGTCGTTTTTTTGGTTTTCAGGAAATAATATCTATCTTTGCACCACGATTCGAAACCCACACGAGTTTCAGTCGATGATGGTGCCATAGCTCAGTTGGTAGAGCAAAGGACTGAAAATCCTTGTGTCCCTGGTTCGATTCCCGGTGGCACCACACAGAAAACCAGTCACTTACAGCCCTGTAGGTGACTGGTTTGTTTTTAGTCGGGCACACAATTTAGACACAAACCCAATCTAATTTCCCATTGCGGGATACCTCTCCTTCTTGCACTATTTTTCGCACTTTTTGGAATGAATCATTTCAATAAAGCTATTTTCCGACAGTGAGAATTGCTCTCCTCTTTTTTTAACGAATTTTTCCTTAAAATAATTTGCATAATGTGCCGAACATACTGACTTTTGTCGCAGAGGCTGTGAAGTCGCAGCCCACCAGTTGCAGAACGATATAACCTTCATGTAATTGTTAGTGGGTCTGTTGGCGTCGGCTGACAGACCTTTTTTGTGCGAATATGATGATTTATTCGAAACCATATAGAACGAAAAAACATGAAAGAGAAAATTCTCGTAGCGCTGAAAACCAAGTATTCTAATTTGGGGTTCGGAGCGAAGGCTCTCGACGGAGTAGCCTCCATTTTGGAAAAATCCGTCACCGATGAATCGCAAATTGAAACCGCAGTCAGCGGGGTCGAACCTTTCCTTAAAGTTTTCCAGTCTGACGCTGATCGTGCACGCACCGAGTACAACGCACTGAAAGGACTGTATGACGAACTCAAGGCAAAGAGTGAGGCATCTCCTGCAAATGGGGGCGGGCAGGGCAAAAAAAACGAACCCGACGATGAGGAACCTGCGTGGTTCAAAGCCTACAAGAAGCAACAGGAGGAGCGTTACAACGCCATCAAAGCGGAGAGCGATACTCTGAAAGCTGAAAAGGCCAAGAACGACCGGGCCAATCTCATCTCCGCAAAGGCAAAAGAACTCGGTATTCCGGAGTGGCGCATGAAAGAGGGATTCGTCATCGCCGACGATGCAGATGAAAAAACGATCGGCGACTACCTCGCAAACGTGCAGAAAAATCTGGTTACCGCAGGGCTGGAAGGGAAAGGTTCGGGATTCCCGATGTCCACGCCCGAAGCGCAGGGCAAAGAACTCGCAAAGGCGTGGGCTGAAACACTTCCGGACAAAGAGTAACCAAAACGTAAAATCATGGCAATCGTATTTGAAAAAACAAAAGTAAAGGGCGGTTTCCCCATATTCTGGCGCGGTGAGTTCGCCGTATTGCCGGGGGACTTCAAACTGAAGGGAACCTATCCCGAAGGGACAAAGATTCCCAAAGGTACGCCGATCAAGCTCGACTTCGACAACATGGAATGTTCCATATGCAAGAGTGCACGTGTTCTGTCGGGCGGCACAACCACTGCTCCACATGTCAAGAAGGGTTCCATGCTCCAAGTAGGAGATGCGGTTAAGGTCGGCGAGTCAAATTCGACCGTAAAAAGCATTGATACCAAAAATGCAGATTACGATGTGATCACGTTCGCAGCGGCCGTAACGGGTGCGACTGAAGGCGTAGATGTCCTCTCGGACGACAATCTGCCTGATGCAGTTGTCGAAACCGACATGGTCTATTCCGCCAATAACGGATTCCAGACCGTATCGGCCGGATATGCAGGTATCATCCTCAAGGATGTAGCCTATCCCGTCCCTGCTGCATGGCTTCAGGGTTACAGCCTGAAGAACAACCCCGAAATCAAGTATGTACGACAGTAAAAGAGGAGGTAAACAATGAACGAAGTATTTTATTCATCCATTTTCGGCGAACTGACTAAACAGGTGCAGATTCGCATCGATGCCGCCTCTGAACTGCGTAAGCGGCTATTCGACCAAAATATTTACGAGCGATTCCTCGACTGGGACACCCCCACCGTCGGACTGAACTTCGAGGAGTTGATCGGCTCGTACAATTTGAGCGTCGCCGCTGCAACGCTCGACTCCAAAGGTAAGGAGCCTATCATGGGAACCGAGGGACTGGAAACGATCAAGCAGAAGGTATTAACCCACCAGATGTCTTATTCGATGCCTATCGAAGAGTATCGTAAGGTGTTGCAGATTCTCGATTCGCGGATGCTGTCCGATTCGGCCAAGACACAGCAGCTCATCAATCTGATGTGGAACAATGTTACGAAGGTCGTGAACTCCGTGCAATCGAAACTGGACATCATCTTCCTCGGAGCATTGTCGAACAAAGGCGTATTCACGTTTGACGCGTCCAATAACCCAGAGGGTGGTGTGCGCGGTACGATCGACTACAAAATGCCGAGCGAGAACATTGCCACCGCGAAAACGTTATGGACGGATGGCAATAAAGATACGGTCGATACGCTGGAGGATATTCAAGCCATCCTCGATGCTGCACAGGACAAAGTTACGTTCGACCGCATTCTGCTCTCGCAGAAACGCCTGTCGTATATCCTCCGCAACAAGAAGATGAAGTTGGCGGTATTCGGTAGTGACAAGTCGTCCACACCGCTGTTGCTGGCGAACCTGAACGAGTTTATGCGTTCGAACGGATTCCCGACATTCGAAGTCATCCGCCGCATGACCCGTATTCAGGATAACGGTAAACTTACGGAGTATTCGCCGTGGAACGACAAGAACCTCGTGTTCGTACCTGCGGGCAAACTGGGCGTCATCAAGAACGCCTATGCCGACAACGAGCTGCGGCAAGAGCCGGGTGTCACCTACTCTAACTACGGACGCATCCGCATTTCACAGTGGGGCAAGGGCGAAACCGACAACTCTAACGGCGTAGAGTTCACGAAAGCACAGTCGCTGTCACTTCCGGTTATCACCGAAATCAACGGCATCTATTCGCTGACCGTAGAATCGTAGTTGTATGAAGAATTTCGAGGCAATATCGGCAAGTCTGTATCCTTACGATGTGGATCCTTTCCTCAAAGAAAAGGCCTGCATTGACGAGGGAATAGACACTCAAGCAGACTATACGGTAACCGATAAAATTAGCGTGGCAAAAGCCACAATCGCCATTCTGCGAAATCTCATTGTTCTTGCGAGTGAGAGCAACGGGGGCTATTCATTGTCGTACACGGACAAACTGGAAAAGCGCATTTTCCATATCGCAAAGGAAAACGGGCTGGACGATATTGCCGAAGAGTTCGATACTCGATCGAAAATTACCGACATTTCCGACCAATGGTAAGATTCCCCTATACGCTCGAAATGTGGTACGAGGAGGACGCCTCGCAAAATCCTGATGGTTCGTGGATCGAAGGTGCGCATGAATGGCGTGTCATCGGACGATGCAATGCCCGTCAGAATGGACGAGCACAGCAAATCAAAGGGCAAAACGGGGATGCCTTCCTCTACTCTTTCGAGGTTACGATGCCTGCAGATACACAGCCAATTCCTATCGGGACGAAAGTACGCATATTCGACAGCCGAGGATTCAACATCTTCGACCGTTCGCTCCGCACTGAGGCCAAACCGAAAGACAAGGACACGGCGTCGTATCCGGTACAGGGATTCTACAAAAGCGGACAACGTTACGAAAACACGAGATTATGGCTGTAAAGTGTACCAACTGGCGTGAGGTGGAACTTGAATTTGCGCGAGCAAAAGAAGAGTACGACCGAAAAGCTGTAGAATGGTTGTCGGCGTTGGGGGAAAGAGTGGTGAAGTACGCCCGCGAACACGGTAGTTATACCGATCACACGGGTAACCTACGCAACTCCATCGGGTATGTTGTGGTACAATACGGAAGAATCATTGCTGAATCTTTCAAGTATAACCGCCGTGTCAGACCGGACGGCAATCCTAAAGGGAACAAAGGTGCCGATGAAGCTCATGCCAAAGGGCTTGAACATGCCCGGTCTGTCGCCCGTGAACTTCCCGCTAACAAAACATATCTCGTATGGGTAGCCGGTATGGAATACGCGAAATATGTCGAGGCTAAAGGTTTCGACGTTCTCGAAGGGTCGGGAAACTGGGTGGAATCTACTGCTGAAAAACTCAAAGCGGAGTTCGCTCGATTCTTAAAATCGAAAAAGCGATGAACCTGACCTCTACGGAAATATTCAAACTCGTCTGGGATCGCATCCGGGATTCGCTGTTAGGGAAGACCGTGCCGATGATGTATGCGGACCACTACCCGAATAATCCTTCGGGAGAATTTATCGTCGTAGGCTCATTGTCAAATGTCGTCGGAGATTCGCAGGTGGCAACCGTAAATGTAAACATTTATGTACCGGACACAACACCGACAATCGGTCGTGAAGAGCAACGCTACCCCGATCGCAACCGTCTGAACGAACTAACTCGTCTCGCTTTCGATTCACTAGGATACTACCCTATCAACGAACGCTGGTTCTTTGATGTGAGCGATGAAACTCTTATTAGTGAGGAGGGGATCTCCTACACATTTTCAAACCTCAAAGTAAAACTTAAAAAATATTAAACATGGGACAAATAATCGGACTGAAAGCCGTTCATGCAGGTAATCCTCTCCCGAAAGGAGTAAAAGACGCTGAGGCTGCCGACTTAATGAAGGCTTTCACCAAAATCAGTCAGCCTTATAATGGTGGTGTTTCCACCAATTTCGCGATACCTTCCAGTAATGATTTTTATCGGGAAGGAGAAGCAGACCCATTTTACTCTGCAATCGACGAAACGACAGGCACAAAAGAAGTTACTTGGAATGTCGTAGATTTTGACGACGACACGATGGAATTTTACTTCGGAACTACAGAACCTGCAAAAGGCGAGATTTACGAAGGAGTAAAAGCATTCGTATTCGATTCCAAAAGTGGAGGCTCCATCGCTTTTGCAAGGTTAAAATATGTAGCGACATTGGGTGGTGGAATCAATAAAACCGACCCGCTCCAAATTCAAGTATCTGCGAAAGTTTTAGCTCCGGAACAAGGTGGTTATTCCTGGTGGCCGATTACAACTCCGGAATATACCAAGAGCGTTTTGTAAATTCTCTATCCCGCTGGAAAGCTGACGACTTGCATCACGTCTCGAGGACGGGGCGGGAGCAAAAACAATAGTTTATAATATGAAAAAAGAAGAAGTCGGCCGCCTTACAGAACAACGTGCACTTGACACACTGACTGAAAAAATTGAATCGTTCGAGATTGAAGGCAATGACAAAGAACAAATAACCCTTTACCTATACCCCCTCCAACTCGGACGACTCGCGATGATAAGTCGCCGACTAATAGACCTTGATCTGATTTTCGACGACGAACAGATGGAGGGTGCTGTTAAACGTATGTGGACCATATGCTCCGAAAAATCAAAAGAGGTGGCCGAAATAATCGCTATCGCCACACTTCGGACGCAACAAGAAATCGAAGATATGCTAAAAGAGCGGACAAAACTTATATACTGGTCCCCTACAATGGATACAACAGCTCTTACAAACATTTTGTCCACCATCGTATTTCAATCCTACTACGCGGATTTTATGAACGCTATTCGCTTGGTAAGAACGCTGCGGGTAATGATTTCCCCAACGACAACAGCGGAGCGGATAGCCACTACGGAGGGCGCAGTATCTGGGGACAAATAGATAATCTTATAAACCGCTATCATTGGACTCTTGAATATATTCTTTGGGGGATTTCATGGGCTAACGTACAGCTTATGATTTCCGACGCTCTAAAAACGGATTGTAAAAGTAAATCAACAACTAATATTCCCAACAATGAACAATCAAAAGTTCCCGATATAATTGACATGAACGATCCTAATGCAATGAACACACTTCTTCTGATGGCAGGAGGCAAACGATAACAAACGAAATAATTTATATGCTTGACAACATCCTAAAATCCGCGTCCGCACTCGGCGCCTGCGAACGACTGGACAAAGTGAAAAATTTTCACTCCCTGACCTCTCTGTTTTTTACGCCACAAGGACTTGAATTTTGCCATAAAAACAATTTCCCTCCGCTGGGAATATTTCAAGCTCACAAAAACGAAGTGAGTGATTGCAACATGTATGTGGATTGCGGATGCATAAGGCTCGACAAGCGAAAATACATTTGCTTAGTCGGCAATACGTCGGCTGAAATAGAAGCCTCGGGAGTAGATTTCGTCCACACTGTCATTCTTATGCATGGAGCCTCGGCCACAATCAACGCTTCGAATTATGCCGTAATAAAAGTCGTGAACATCAGCGGATCAAAGGTAGAAATCAATAAAGATAAAACCGTCATCGTATTATGAGTATAAACCTTACCGTAGTCATAGATAACGATGAAGCAATTCGCAAGTTCCGTGAACTTCAGAAAACGGCCAAAACCGTAACGTCCAGTGTCGTGACGGACGCCGACCGTATGGATATTGCAATGCGTCGCCTGGCTACCACCCTCGGACAAATCGGCGTCGGAGTGTCGCTTGCGGGGCTGGTGAAACAAATCGCGCAAACTCGTGGCGAGTTTCAACAGCTCGAAGTGGCCTTCGCAACTCTGCTCCAAAGTAAAGAAAAGGCTGATGCATTGATGTCACAAATGGTCGAACTGGCCGCCAAAACGCCGTTTGACCTGCAAGGCGTGGCCAGCGGCGCCCGCCAGCTTCTCGCATATGGATTCGCAGCAGAGGATATTACCAACACACTGACTCGGCTCGGTAATGTTGCGGCCGGTCTGGGACTGAACCTGCAAGACCTCACGTGGTTGTACGGCACGACGGCCGTACAGGGGCGTTTATACACGCGTGACGTAATGCAGTTCCAAAGCCGAGGCATCGACCTCGCGGGAGAGTTGGCAACGCAACTCGGCAAGACCCGCGCGGAAATCTCACAGATGGTCACGGAAGGCAAAATAGGCTTTCCAGAGGTGCAGAAGGCTATTGAAAGCATGACGAACGAGGGCGGGAAGTTCCACAACCTCATGCAGGAGCAATCCAAAACCATTACGGGCCTCATCTCCAATCTCGGCGATGCTCTCGACATGATGTTCAACGACCTCGGCAAGTCGCAAGAAGGCATCATTGCAGGTGCACTCAAAGGCACGATTTCACTCGTCGAGAACTATAATCAGGTGCTGGACATTGTCGCCCAGCTTGTCGTCGCCTATGGTACATATAAGGCGGCTCTGGTTGTCCTGACGGCAACGGAAAGGGTACACAGGACGGTAACGCTCGCCCACGCTTTCGGTCTCTCCACCCTCCAAACCGTAATGGGAACGCTGACCAAGAAGACGCAGGCACTGAATGCGGCTTTGATGAAGAATCCCTATGTGTTGATCGCTGCGGCCGCCTCCGCGTTTGCCGTCACACTCTACAAGATTATCACGGCGAAATCCGCAGAGGAGATAGCCTACGAAAAGGTAAACGCCGCCATCGACGCCTACAATCAGAAGCTCGATGAACAGAAGAATAAGGCCGAGCAGCTGCATGCGACCATGCAGGACGAGGTCAGCACGGCCTACACCAAGCGCAAAGCCTACGAGGAGCTGATACGTCTCTACCCCGAACTGTTGCAGCGGTACAGCGAGGAGGAAATCAAGCTCCTGTCGCTTATCGATCTTACAAAGGAGCTCAACGACATCAACGACACACGCAAGGAGAACAATCTGCAAGAGCAGTATGATGCCGCCCTCGAAAAGGTCAAAAGGTTAGATCAAGCGATAGCAGATGCTATGAAATTCGGTGATAGGACAGCAATGGCCGGACTTAGTCTTTCTTATAAAAATGCAGAGGCTGAGTTGGACGAGTACCGCAAACAGCTCTATGAACTAAAAGAAACACAAAAAGCCGCCGAGTGGGACGCTGCCCCTGCGGAGGTCAAGATTGCCACATTGCAGGGCAATATCGACGAGCTGAAAGCCCAAAACGCAGAAATCGACCGTTTAATTGAGAATGCACGCAATAAGCAAAAAGAAGCCCCGTATTTGCTTCCTCTGTATGGTGAGAGCGAAGATTATTATCAGTCGCTTAAACAGTCGAATCTATCTCAAATCGCAACCAAACAAAATGAAATATCATCCCTACGGTCAGACAGAAAAGAAACCAATCGCAACAAATCCTATTGGGAAGGACAGAAGAAGGAGGCGGAAGCAGCTCTCGAAGCGATGGACGTTTCATTGAAAGGGACAGCGAAATGGAATGAGCTGATCGCCAAAATCGCCGAATACGATTCGAAAATTAAACAATACAGCGTTTCGGGCAAAACGGTGACGGATGCCGCCAAAGCCCAGAAAAAGCTATCCGATCTTATTCTCGCCAATGATAAAGCCCTTCAGCAATCGCGCATCGATATTTTGAAAGATGGCAAGCAGAAAGAGCTGGCCGAAATAGACTTGCGCACAAAAGAGGAAATGAACAAACTCGAGCAGGATAAATCGAAACTTAAAGCCGCGCAGGGTGGAATCATAACTGCAGATCAAACAAAAGATTTTCAGGAAAGGCAATCGAATATTCAGCAAAAAAATGCCGATGACCGAGCTGCCATAGAACTGAAATACGCCCAAGAGCTTGACAAGATATACAAGCAGATCACCGATGACACGCTCTCGGAAGAAGATCGCCGCATCAAAGGCATAAAAGACAAATACGAGGAGTTCCGCAAGTGGGTAGAAGATGCTCTGAAGGCTGGAAATATCACCAAAGAGCAAGCGACCGATTTGGGTATCAAGATCGACCAAGCGGAAATTGCGGCCAGCCTAAATACCATTGTCGAGAAATACGGTACGATGGAGGATAAGATTGCCAAGATACGCGAGAAACACGCCAAAGACAGGGAAACAGCAACAAAGAACGGCCGCTCCGACCTTATTCCTCAAATCGACAAACATGAAACAGAGGAAATCGGACAAATCAAGGTGGACGAACTGATGAAAACCGATGACTGGATTAATCTGTTCCAAAACCTCGACGCCTTGTCGAGCCGTGAGATATTGCGTATTATTGACAACATAAACAGACTGCTCCAAGATGCCGACCTCGACCCTATCAATCTGAAAACAGTAACCGATCAACTTGACCAAGCAGCAGATATAGCCACTCGGAAGAATCCATTCGCAAGTATTTCGGCAAACTTCAAGGCTTATAAAAAGGCACTTGCAGATGGGGATGATCTTCGAGCTGTAAAGCTACGTGAAGATGCCTGGCAAGCAGTAGCGGAGGCAATTGACATCGTTGCTGCATCGATAAGCGGTGTGTCTTCTATTGCGTCAGCATTGGGAGCAGATGAAGACACGACGGCCTCCATTAACAACATTGCAGGTGCTGTAGGCGGAGCAGCACAAGCTGTGAGTGGATTCGCATCTGGAAATATTGTTCAAGGCATTCAAGGAACTGTGTCGGCTATCACCAGCCTGATAAACCTTTTCAGCGGAGATCGACGAAAAGAACGTAACATTCAGCGCTTACAAGATCAAATTGATGCTCTCGAAAAATCATATGATGAACTCGGGGAGGCCGTTGAAGAGGCATACTCTACAGATGCTTCTGAACTTATCGAACAACAAAATGAATTACTCGAACAGCAAAAAATATTGATACAAAATCAAATAGCAGAAGAGCGTAGTAAAAAAGACACGGATGAAGAACGAATCAAAGAATGGGAAAATCAAATTGATGAGATAAATAAACAAATAGAAGAAAATAAGGAAAAGGCCTTAGATGCAATTTTTGGCGAAGATCTAAAATCTGCAATTGATAATTTCGCAACAGCTTACGCCGATGCATGGGCAAACGGGGAAGATCGGGCAAGAACCGCACGAGATGTGGTTCGGAATATGATGCGTCAAATGGTAATAGAAAGTATTAAATCTGCCATACAATCTTCCGAAGCCATGAAGAAAATTCGCGAGAAATTGCAAGAGTTCTGGTTAGATGGGGTATTTTCAGCCGAGGAACAAGAGGAGGCCTATAAAATGGCTGATGACTTACAAAAATATTTAGATGATAAATATGGATGGGCAGGTTCTCTGCTATCCGACAATCAGGCATCTACCCAGAATGCTACTTCACGCGGTTTTCAGGCAATGTCCCAAGACACAAGCGACGAACTCAACGGTCGCTTTACTGACATGCAAGGTAAAATGAACATCCTTGTCAATGGTATGGAGCTGCTTCGATCGATCAATATGGATACGCGTAATGTGACTTTCGACATCCGAGATATTATGATTCAATTGAATGGTAATGTCGCAGATATTCGAACATACACCCGCATATTGCCTGCAATGGGCGAAACTCTTGTTGCAATAAATCGAAAACTTGATAACCTATAAAACATGCCAACAACAGAAGTAACTATAAATAACAAACCGTTATCTACAATGGGAGTTGCCATGCTTTCAGGAGCATATGCAGCCCTCCTTACACCTCCATCTCTCAAAGAATTTGTCGAAAATGACGATCCAACACAAAACGGAATAGATATTATTGTTCCGGATTCACCGGTTGTAAATGAACGTGACGTAACATTGACATTTTTGATCAAAGGAACATCACAAGAGGCATTTTTATCTAACTATGCTGCTTTTGTTGCAGAATTACACAAAGGAACCGTAACACTATATGTCCCGGATTTAGGCAATACGTATAATCTTTTATATAGCAACAGCACTCAATTTGAAAATTATCGATTGAATGCCTGTAAATTAGCAGTGAAATTCCGAGAACCCAACCCCGCAGATCGGGCGGCACGCGAATAGGAAAGGCCGGGAATCTATCCCAGCCTTTTACTCGCTTCTGCTATTCATCGTAAAATGATGCGTTAGCCCCTCCCCATCCTTATCAAATCAATTGCAGTTCTTCTCCAATCTTACGAATTTCGCTCTTTATCATTTCCATACGTTAGGACAATAAACGTGTATTCGGCTACGTTTTCATAGTGCAACTAAAAAGTTGGCAAAAAATTTGCACCTCGAAAAAACGTGTATTATATTTGCATCATATAATGAAATATAGACGTACGGGTCTATCCGTAACCACGAATATCGAACATAAAGGATACAATAAGACCGTCATAATATTACATGGCGGTCTTTTTATTTATTGACAATATAAAAAACTTACGTTTATGAAAAAATTTCATTCGGCTCTTTTTGACTTTTGTTGGTTCCCTAATTATGACGCATCTATTGAATATCTTGCGAATAATATAGCAGATCCGGAACCATGGGATTTCTCAGATGCTACGCAAGCCAAATATTCCATTTTGAAAAGTTATATCGAACATACTTTCCGCAAAATTAAATCTGAAAATAAAATATCCTTTTCTTCTGATAACAATTTTGCATGTTTCAATACTGGACTTGTAACTGCAAATTTGGAAAGCATATTTGCTCTTGCTGAACGCAACAATAGGCCAGATGTAGCCGAGAAAGGTTTATCGCCTTATGTTTTCAAGGCATTTGTCAGGGAAAGCGATATTCAGCTAATTAGCAAATTCGGCGATAATATTCCGGACATTGCTGATTTTTTCCAGAAACCCGAGGATTTGATTTTCAATCCTCAATGCAGGGTAGTCCCTCAAATCGACCATATCATTGCGGACAACATGGACAGATTTCCTGCACACATGCAAGGGCTGAGTTCAGACGAAATGCGCAGAAGACTCGTTGGCGCGATTAATGAAGCCCAAAAAAAAGCAAGGTCAAATTACAAAATAGCTGTCCCCCAGTATTACGAAGGGAAAATACAACTTCTGTTGCCCTTATGCCTTACCCCTGGATCACCCAATCCGGATTTAGCTTTAGCCACGCATAAAATAGGGAATAATACCTATACAGCGCGCACATGCTTAACATTGAAGATGGCATATAACAACGCTCGTCTAATCGTTAAGCCGCAAAGTTCATGGCTTAAACCTTAAAATACGGATGGAAGCAACCCCCTCTTGCCCCGGTCAAAAGACCGGGGCGTTTTTCTGTATTTTTTCTTAAAATTACTTGCATAATGTGCCGAAACCCCACACTTTTGTATCGACCCTGTGATGGCACAGGATACATATATCGACGAAATGACAATATACAACCCTTCCGGTAAAGCGATATACGATGCGCCCGTAACAACGAGTGCCATTATCAAATACGCACTTATGGGGGATTATTACATCGAACTCCCCTTTAGTTTGCTTACCCCGCTGGATTTCCCCCTCGGATCATACATCACCTACAAAGGCCGCAAATTCGAAATCATGTCGGAGGTTTATCCGGATTTCGACAACAAAACCGGCGGCTACAAATACACGCTTCAGTTCCAGGCGCAGCAAAACCACATGAAAAATTTCATCTGCTTCTGGCTGGGAGGCGATAATCCTGAAGCTGTATTCCACAACACGACAGACTTGGCATCCTTCGGGGCGCTCATCGTCGCCAACATGAACAAGGCACTGGGAGGAAACAACTGGCAGATGGGAAGTGTAAATGTCGAACATCCGGAAACCAACAAGCTCGTATCGTTCAATGGCGATACCTGTTGGGATGCCTTATCATCCATTGCCGAGACTTTCGATGTCGAATGGTGGACCGAGGAGAACGGCAGTATCGTAACCCTGCATTTCGGAAAACTGAACTTCGGAACGCCGGAAACATTCAAACGCGGAGAAGTCGTCAAAAGCATCCCGGCCAAGAAAGGGGACGATTCCGAATACGGGACCCGTTTCTATGTATTCGGCTCCACGCGCAACCTGACGAAAGAATACGGACAATCCGAACAGGGCGGCGTAACGAACCACGTTTCCGAAGTCCGGTTACGGCTTCCGGATGGGCAGCAATACATAGACGCACGTCCCGGACTTACAAAAAACGAAATCAAGGAAGTCGTAGTGTTTTTCGACGACATCTACCCGAAGAACACGGAAACCGTCACTTCGGTAGAAACTATCGATCGGACAATCATTGAAGGGCAGACCGACAAGGCATACGTCATGGTATGCAACGACACGCCATTTCTACCTTCAGACGTAATCGAAGGAGAAACGCTGGGGGCACATTTTACGAGCGGCGATTTGATCGGCTGGGATTTCGAACTCGCCCTTATCGACGACAATGGCGACAATATCGACCCCGCGACCTGGAAACCCGAAGACGGATTCAACAAGAAATTTGAAATCATCGCCCAAGTCGAAACGTCCGGCGAAAGTCAGCAGATTATACCGAATGAAAACATGCGTCCTCGTGGAAAAGATGATGACCGAGGGCCTGACACTTTCGTACTCACAGGCGTCAAACTCCCCCAGCAACGCATAGACGAAGCAGAACAAGAACTTCTTGAGGTCGGCACTTCCTATGCTGCCAAACATAGCAGCGACACGACAGTCTATGACTGTGAAACGAATCCCGTGTATTGTACACACAACGAAAAAAACTACGAAGCAGGACAGGCTGTACGATTAATGGGTCCTCAATTCGGTATAGACGGTCGTCTTTCCCGGATTCAAGGTTATGAAAAAAAACTATACAACGAGTACATCGCAACCTATACGATAGGCGACAATACTCCTTATTCCCGCCTGGGCAGTATTGAATCGGACGTGAAAGCATCGCTCTATTCCCAACGTATAGGCATTGCGGAGAATGGAGCGGCTATATATCTAATCACCCGATACGATAATACTTTCCCGACCGATACAAATGCTTATTCTGCACGAAGGGCAATATGGGAGTTTGCCAACAAGCAGGCACCCGATACGTTCAAAGGTAGAATGACTTTCAACGCAGGGGCACAATTTGGACCATCATATGCCTCCGGTATTACCGGAGTGGGCGGGTTTATAAGTGAAAAAGGCGCCGGCGAGTTGGAGAGCCTCTTCATCCGTCGTTTTCTGGAGGTTCCGGAGCTTCGGTACAACCGTGTGGGCATCAGCGTCGGGGACGACTGGAGCGCTCCGGGCGCCGGGGTGATCGAGAGCGTGGACAAGGAGCAGAAGCTCGTAACGCTCAAACTCGAAGAGGGAGAGATCGGCGCCGTAGCTGTCGGGGATATCTGCATGGGTATCTTCCACGACTTCGACCCGTCGAACAATGCGACGGCAGATTCCGACGACGGCCGGGGCAACTTCTCTTTCGCAGGCTTCGCAACGGTCTATTTCCGTATCACGGAGGTCCTGGGCGACCGCAACGAGCGGTTCCGCTACGAGCTGCGCCCCCTGTCGGCCACCTTTACCAAGCAGATCGATCCGATGGAATCGATGACCTTCGTAGCCTACGGATCGTTCACGAATCCCGCCCGGCAGAGCTCGCGCTACTCGACGCGCACCTACCAGCGTTATCTCCGCAATGTCAGCGACTGGGAGTTTACGGCCGAGAATATCGCCGCACAGTTCGGTGACCTTACGAACCTCTCCGTCTTCGGGATCCAAATGTCGGGCTATTCGGCCTATCTGGATAATATCTACCTGCAAGGTATGATCAGCAGCCTGGACAAGAAGGCGCTGCTGGACACCCGGAGCAAGCTGTTCCGGCTTGTCGGCGACAACGGCGTCGGCGTGGCATTCACCCCGGAGGCAGGCTGGAAGCAAGGCAAGCTCTACGACCCCGCGACGGGACAGTTCCAGAAGGAGTTCGACATCGAACAGATCGATCAGACGGCCACCGAAGCCCAGGCCACTGCCAATTCCGCCGATCGCAAAGCTCAGCAGGCTAAGGATTACATCGATAACACGCTGCCCGGCGAATTGTCCGAGATCAACAAACGGCTGGACGGTGTCGTGGAAAACTGGTTCTATCCCTATACCCCCTCGCTTTACAATGAACCGGCCCAAACATGGATAGCGGACGGCGAGCAGGAAAACCATATCGGCGACACGTTCACCAATACGCTGCCCGCGAATTTCGACCCGACGGACGCAGGCTGTTGGGAGCAGGGAAGCATCGTTGCACCCTATATCGACGGCATTAAGACCTGGGATCAGATCAAAATCGCCGACAGCACCCGCATCCGGCTCAAAACTCCGGTCGGAGGAATACCCAAAGGCGCCGTATTGTCGGTGGGTGAAGGCTATACGATGGGTTACAATCCGATAGCGTCATCCGGAGCGGTTATAGCAAGTTACGTATGGAGCCAGAGCTATACCGTCGGAAGCGACAATCCCTACATAGCTTTTGTCATCCGCAAAACCGATAATGCCAAAATCACTCCGGCGGAATACCCGCAGATTCACTTCACCATATCGAGCGACGAGACGACGAACCCCGATGCGGGCAAATCGTGGCGGTGGGTAAAAGAAGAGGACGGAACCTATAAATGGACGCCGATCGCCGACAGCGATGCGGTAAAGGCCCTGCAAGAGGCGGCGCGGGCGCAGGACACGGCTGATGCCAAACGTCGTGTATTCGTCGTAACACCGACTACACCTTACGATGTGGGTGACATCTGGACGCAGGGCGAAGGTGGTGACATCATGCGCTGTATCGAATCCCGTGCAACGGGCAATTTCGAGAGCTCGGATTGGGACAAAGCATCCAAATACACCGATGATACGGCAGCCAACGAAGCCAAAGACGAGATTGCGAATCTTCAGTTCGGCGCCCGCAACTATATCGCTAAACAATTTATCCGGGAATGGAACAGTGTCAAAGAGGGCGTTACGGATGTCGTAACTTCGGGGGCGGACGCGGACGGAGCATATTTGTATGTCAATTGGAGCAAACTTATACAAGCCGGGCTTGCCGCAACCAACGCCTCCCAGGTTTCGACGGTCCCCGACTGTTTCGGCGGCCAGATAAAATACAAGCCGAATACTCCGTACGTCTTCAAAGCCCGAATCAAGCAGGGTGCCGAAATTACGTTCCGTATCGTATACGAAGACGGCACCAAAGAAGTGCTTTCCGCTCCTCCGGCGGGAACGGAAGGAGTATATGAAGTGGTCCACACCATCGATGCTTCGCGTGTGGTACAGAAGATATACATGTATGTCGGCAAAGGTGTTTCCATGTATCTCTACGACATTCAGCTTACGGAAGGCAACAAGGCCCCCACGGGGTATATCACGGCCGAAGAGGATGTGCAGGCGCAGATCGAACAGGTGAAGTTGGATGTGGACTACATTGCCTCGGATTCGAGCCTGACACCCTCCGATAAACAACAGGTGGCCAACGAATGGGTACGCATACAGAACGAATACTGGAGCATCATGGCGAATGCCGAAAAGTATGATGTCCCCACGGATTCATTTACGGTCTATTTCCAGGCACTCGAAGATTATCTCACGCCCCTGCTGGCCGATATGAGTACGACATCCGAGATAACCGGCACCGAGTTCAGAAAAGTATTCTCCGATTATTATGAAATAAGCAGCAACATGTCGGACTTGATCGACGACGCGATAGACGAATCCATCAAATCGACAGAGTACCTCAAGAAGGCTATGGAAGACGGAAGTACCGAGGTGAAAGGCGGTCTGATAATGACCAATGTGATGTTGCTGAAAAATGCTGAAGGCGACGTGACGGCCGGCGTGAGCGGCTTGCAGGAAGACGATGTGCCCTTCTGGTCGGGAGCCGACTACACAAACCGGAAAAAAGCCGTGTTCAGAGTACACGCCGACGGGGAAGTACACGCAACCAAAGGAACCGTCGGAATCCTGCAGGTCAAAAACAATTCCGTAGAGGTGAGCGATGCGACCGCAAGCGGAAACAAGATCATACTCACTACTAACAACATAAACAGCGTAAGCCAGGTTTTGGGCTCTTCCGAAGTCCCGTCGAGCCAAACGACGGAAAGTATAGCGGTCATAACCTCTCAAACGAAGCCTTTCGCCTCGGATTCCAGAAACTCAAGTCAATTCAAATGCGGAGCGGAGGTGCAGATGTCGGCACAAGTCAAGGGGACGATCCGGGGCGGAGGAAGCGTGAAGATCGAAATTATTAACCGGACAGCCGATACTACCGACACGATATTCCGGCAATCTTCCGCATATGACGACACGGGATCGATACAGATCAACAAGAACATTAGGTATCGTTTTACGACCCCGGCATACTACTACATAAAAGTAACAGTGGAAGCATCCTATCCCGGAGGACTCGGAAACGCGGCATCCGCAGCTGTCGAGGCTATTACTTTTTCTTTCGTGACCGATGTCCGCAAGAACCTGATCGCTCCCAACGGAGTAGCCGTCGTGAAAGGATCCAGCAACTATGCGATCTTCACCGGAGATATTTTCGAGGTCAGGATCGGAAATGGAGGGTTACGCATCCAAAACGGGAAAGTCTATAAGACCAACAGCAGAACAGGTGGCTGGACCGAGATATAATAATTATGGACAAAATATTTAATAAAACGAAAAAGGTGTTGGAAGGTATTGCTACAAAGCTGTCCGAAGCGCTTATGACCGTGCAAGGATGGCTTATAGGACTATTGATCGTCATCGTGAATTTCTTCGCTGGGTACCAGCTCGTACTTTATGGGGTGCTTATTGCCGTAGCCTTCGACGCTTTGTTTGGAATATGCGTTGCTCGAAAGCGCGGAGAATTTATCCTGTCAGAACTCCTGCGGGCTACGATATTCAAGCTGGCAGTTTACTTCAATCTGATCGTAGTATTCGTTTTCATCGATAAATTCGTTACGACAGGAGGTATCGAAACGAAGATTACGACCGTGATCCTGGGTTCTGCCATTTGCCTGGCAGAAGCATGGTCGAGCTGTGGCAACGCTTTAATCATCAATCCGAACTTTCCATTCTTACGTCTGTTTCGAAAAGCATTGACCGGAGAAATAGCCCGCAAACTCAATGTAAATCCTGAAGATGTAGAAAACATATTAAACAGCACAAAAAAATGACCAGAGGACTTCGTAACAACAATCCCGGGAATATCCGCAAGGATGGAACCCATTGGAAGGGAGAGGTGGAACCTTCCCGCGACGCTGCATTCAAGCAGTTCGAATCTATGGCGTGGGGATACCGCGCGATGTTCAAATGCCTGAACACTTACAGCCGAAAATACGGGCTCGACACCATTCGGAAGATGATTTCACGCTGGGCACCCCCGAGCGAGAACGACACGGATGCATATATCCGTACGGTATCCGAATTGTCCGGCGTCCCGGAAAACGGATGGATCACGGCAACCAACCGCGATGTGATGATCCCGATAGTCGCAGCTATGTCGCGCGTAGAAAATGGCGTTGATGCCTGCATGACGGACGTGATGGCCGGCTGGGATCTGTTCATCAACGGTTGATAGCTCGTACTCATTATGGTACTGCGGAAAATAATCCTGATTCTCCTTCTGACCGGCTTGTTCTTTGTCGGATGGTGGCTCGGCAGGCGATCCGTCGATGTCCGTATCATCGAGCATACTCGAATCGATACGGCCTACTTCGAAAGACCGCAACCGCATAAAATACTGTCCTCGGCTATTTCGGTAGAGGTGCCGAAATGGTTGTTCGCCCCAGCGGATACCACCTTTACCACCGTAACAATAAATCCCAACCGGGACAGTGTGCCGGTACAGCTGCCATTCGAACGCCGGGAATATCGCGACAGCAGCTACTTCGCCATAGTGAGCGGAATAGCCCTGGGCGACTGCCACCCTACCCTTGAACACATCGAAACATACGGACGTACTATCACGCAGCAGAAAATAATCCGAACGCCCTACCGATGGCAACTCGGGCCTGCCGCAGGCGTCTATTACGTTAATCGCACGGGTGGCGTATGGATCGGAGGGCAACTTCACAGAAACATCGGAAGGTTCAATATCACGGCATCCCTCGGCTGGGACCCACGCGATAACGGCCCCTATGTTCAAGGAAGCATAAGTATGGATTTATGGCGGAAATAACTTTTTAACGAATTATAATTATGGAAACAATTAAAAAAATCGGACTGCTTTTCCTTGCCTTCTTCTCATTCGTTTGTATTGTGGGTGGGATAGGAACACTCTACTATTGCCAGGTCGAAAGCAGCAACTTGTTCGCAACCGGGTTGATTCCCGTCGGGGCAATCTACTTCTACCTGCTTTGGCCGACATTGAAAAAGTATCTGTTCTAACAGCTTTCGCCCGTCAGGGGTGGGCGTAAAAAAAGCCCCTGCCTTTATTAGCGTCTCTCTTACCTTCCGCTAATAATAAAGGTGCCAACACACCACGACAGGGGCTGTAAAGCCTTTGCAAGTGTGTTGGCACTTATTTTTATTTGGTAAGAGAGTGAACAAAGGTAAGAGAAATATCCTATATGTGCAAATCTGAACTTTACCGACAAATTCTCGGCACGGTATCGCAAGAAACGGAGATTTCGGAAGAGCGAATACTATCCAAAGCCAAAAACGCCGAGATCGTGGATGCCAGGTATTTACTGGTCTATTTCCTCTGGAGGCAGGGATTTCACGCCCCGGTCATATCCTCGCTGATGAACTTCTCACGACGGCCCATAGAGAAGATGATTTCCCAATTCGATCTTCGTCGCAAACAAAGCGGTAAAATGTTCGAAATGCTCCTCGTCCGTATTGCGTCCAAACTCCGTCCCACCTGCGACTGATACGATTGATTCTCCCATCGTTCATGTCGATTTTTGCATTGTGAGCTCAACGGCAGCGTCCGCCGAACGGACGCAACAATGTAAAAGTCTAAAACAATGAACGAAAAAACTTTAGTGTTCGACAACGGTGGCGCAATGGACGGCAACCTCGTGGCCGCGTTGATGAACGGAAACAACCGCAATAACGGCTACGGCAATGGCTACGGCTGGGAGTGGATGTGGATGATCCTGCTCTGGGCTCTCTGGGGCGGCAACGGATGGGGTGGCTTCGGCGGTCGCGGAAACGGACTCTCGAATCTTCCCGCCGAGCTGAACGGCGACGCAGGGCGTCAGCTGCTGATGAATGCCATTCAGGGAAACGGCACCGCCATCAACCAGCTCGCATCTTCGCTCAACTGTTCCGTACAGCAGATTCAGACCGCTCTGTGCAACATCCAGGCACAGTCGGGCCTCTCGGCGCAGCAGATCATCAATGCCGTGCAGTCCGGCAACGCACAGGTGCTTTCGCAGATGGCCTCCTGCTGCTGCGATGTCCGCACCGCCATCGAGCGCCAGGGCTACGAAAGCCAGCTCGCAACGCTCAATCAGACCAACACCCTGACGAGCAACGCCAACACGCAGTTCAATGCCCTCGGCTCGAAGATCGATGCCCAGACGCAGGTCATCAACGACCGTTTCTGTGCCCTCGAGATGCGTGAGATGCAGAACAAACTCGACGCCGAGCGTGCCAAGAGCGCGGCATTGGCCGGGCAGCTCTCCCAAGAACATCAGACGGCGACGATCATGCAGTCGCAGGCCCAGGCCGTAGCGCCCATCAACGCTGCGATCGGCGATCTGAGCAACCGGCTGGCAAAGATCGAGTGCGGCCTGCCGCCTACGACCGTGGTTCCCAATCCGCAGGTGTACGCGATGCCCGCCTGCGTAGCCGCCCAATACGGGCTGGGCTTCGGTGCCGCGTTCGGACTCGGCGGCAACGGCGGATTCTGGGGTTAATACGGAAAGGAGGTATGCTATGGCAGTATTCCCATTTCAGTATGTCAATCGCAGAGGTATCCCGGTCATCAAAACTACGGGTGTGACGGTCAATGCCGCCGATGTCGTGTTCTCATTCCAAAACCACGCCTTTGCCAATTCCTGGTACAGGGGGATAGTCCTGGTCGAGCTGTCGCAGGCAATACCCGCAGGCACGACAGGCACGCTTCCCGTGTTGTTCGAAACCAACGGCGTGACCAAGAATGTGACCACGTACAACGGAGCCAATGTCACCGTGTCCGATATTCCGGGGACGGGTGTATTCCAGCTCTTCTACGACAAACAGACCGACACCCTGCAACTGATGACAGGGGCCGTTTAACCAATAATAAACCGAAGGCTTCAGGAGGGGAAACCGCCCCTCCGGAGCTTTCAAAAAACAATTAACCGAAGATGTTTGCGAATTTAACCAAAGGCGCTCCGGTATATGTACTCGATATGCGCGGAACTCCCAAATACTACATGGCGACGCTTGAAGAGGCGCCACAGCCCTATTTCCCCGCTCCCGGGAACTTTCCCCCGGCGCAGCCTTCCGTCAGCTTCCCGGTAGGGGACCAGAAATGGGTCGTCCCGGTAAATGCCGATATGGTGACAAAGGACGGACTCACGGTCACGACATCCCGCGAACGGCTCATAGACGCCATCAATGCGGCAAAGCAGCAGAGCCAGTCCGTTGTGGATTCCTACGAAAAACACAAGGCCAATCTGGAAGTTTTCGATCAGATCATGCGCGAAGTGAATCCCGCGTACGCGGGTCAGGCGCAACGCGACAAGGAGCTCCAGGAGCTGCGGGCAGAGGTGGGACAACTTCGTCAGATGCAAACGGAGTTCGCCTCCATGAAGTCATCGCTGGACGCCTTTCTTAAATCGCAAATGTCTGCTAAAACAAGCAAATCATGAGAATGTGGGAAATCGAAGGCCGGTACCGCGGTGACGGGTACGGCGAGCGTGAAGAAATCGAACGCAAGATGCGCGAAGCCTACGAGTGTGGCTACGAGGATGCCAAACGCGAAATGCGCGACGGCTACGGGGAGCGTCACACGGGAGGCTACATGCCCGACGGCTACGGTGAGCGTGGCGGAGAATACGGCAGCGACGGATATGGCGAACGAAGAGGTGTCCGGGGAACCGGACCCTACTCCAGATTCCGCCGGTAAAACGAATCCGGAGAGGGGAGAAATCCCCTCTCTTTAACAGCGAAACCTATGGACAGAGAAAGATTGGACGCAAGGGACTCCATGCCGGCAGATATTCGCGCATACCTCGAAAAAAACGGATGGTCCTTTTCGAAGAAAATGTGTGAATTTGCCGTCAGCCGCATGAAGGACCGCGACGGGAAGAAAATAGAACCCATCACCAAAGAGCAGATCGACAAATTGCTCAAGACGAACGGTATCGAGCTCAAGCACGACAACGGCTACGACTGTGTATATGTCGCGAATATGGCCCGGGCCGATTACTGGGGATCATCCATTGCCGATGAACAACACCTGGCCCTGTTCGTCAAGGATTTCATCGACGATGAAGACGCCTATCCCGGGCTGCCCTTCACACGATATTTCGCCGATCTGATAGGGTCGGGAACAAATGTTCCGTGGGAAGATGTCCTGTAACAGAATCAAATCCAGAACGCGGCTCGAAAGACCGTATGTGAGGATTCAAAAAGTGTATTCAACGACATGAAGCTGCGGGATCTGAGGATAGAGAACTATGATTGGCATGTGCGGTTTTACTTCGCCGTACATGGCTATCACACGCGCTCTATCCTTTTTTCTTTGGAACAGATAGAGTGTCCCAGGCCAATTATGGAGCGAGTACGGGAAAATTTGGAAAAGGCCGATATGGATTCGGGATTCACCTATTCCAACAAGACCCGGCGAAGGTCTGTCGTAGTCGTAGGATTGGCGTCATCCCAGGCACAATTCCTGAACTCTTTCGAGCATGAACTGCGGCACCTGTGCGACGACATCGCCGTAGCATCCGCAATGCCGATGCAAGGCGAAGAAGTAGCCTATCTGACAGGACAGATAAATACAATGCTTTGGAAAGATATTCACCAATTTATTTGTTGCAAAGGTAAATGCGACGGTTATGGACAAACAAACTAAATATCTGATGTCATTGTTGGAGATCAGCGAATGCTGCTACCCTATTTATGTAGCCGTAATCTGCGAATTGATAGAATCGATATAATAGCTGGATAAGATCGGCTTTTATATCTTCGTCAATGTCCCGACAACGTGCGAAAGGCGCACTTCCTTCGTGTGCCCCGAAAGATACGTTATAAAGTAGCTTCACGTCCGGCTCCCGCCCAATAGAGTTCAATGCTTGAAACGACATTAACAGAATGAATCAAAAGAACACTTTTATCGTCTAATTGCAATTATGCAATAGGATGAACGGATGTAATTCTACATCATATATTCCGAATTGCACGGTTATTATCCTCTCCCTTTCCGCAAATTCATCAAAATAAAGGCAGCTCCTGCTGCCATCCGTCAATGTGTTCTCTAATATTCCTTTTGAATTTCCGCCATAAAAACGGCAAGGATTTGTGTGCCTTGAATCGATAGACGAAATCATGGCGATAACTCACGCCCATCCTTGCTTCCCGGCAGATAATCATTTCGAGCAATCGATTCCGTGAATAACTGATGTATATTTCGGAATCGTCACGTGCCCCGCTTCTGCGTTCGTTTTTCCTATATCGTCCCATTTGCAAATTCCGAATAAATCATTATATTTGTATCGGTGTGAGGGGTGATTCTTCGGAATTGCCTCTTTTTTATTCATCTTCGAAGGCGTCCGGTACTTCTCCGGAATGTTCCCGACAAAAACCGATTGGCCGGATCTCTGGGCCGCTGCAATCTTCGAAAACAATAATTGCCATGTTTCCGTCCGATCTGCATCCAATCAATTCACAACTATTCGGAATGTCGATTCTCACCTCAAATCTCCGATTCATAGCTACCTGCTTTTTGAGTATATCGCCGACCGCAACTCTCCAAAACGCGGATTAAGTGCCTCCGGTGTTCTGGTGTATCCTTATCCGGAGCAACATAAAACGTTACCCCCGCAATTCGAATTATTCTCGTACATTTATTTTCTATTGCCAGAAGTTTAGCACGATCTACTGTACCGTTTTTAGATGTATCTACTGCCATATGAATAAAAAAGGGAGCGATTTTGCCTCTCCCGGTTAAAACTTCTCTTTCCTTATTTGTTCTTCCAGCTCTCTTTCCGCCTTGCGTATGTCCCTCTGCAACTCCTCCAGCCGGGTGATCTGTTCTTCACTCATGCGTGGACACCCCGAGAGCCAGCTGCTGTAATTGGGCGTACTAATTTTGCCGCAGGCGATACTCCCCACCCGCAGACAGTAATCGTAATACTTTACAAACTCATCTTCCGGAGCGTCCCGGTCTATGTCGGTGATGATGTCATCCATCCCAACTATATAGTCCGCGCATTCGGTGATCCCGCCGACATCGCCGCCGACCCAGCTCCGCGTAGCATCCTCATAATCATAGCCGTGTTTCTCGCAAAAAGCCTGCAAATAGGCGTTGCAGGCTTTTTCGTAGTCTGATTTGAGTTTCGTGTTCATAGATATTCTTGGTTAGTTACTTGGTTAGTCAAAATGCACAGAGCATCTTACTCATTTTCGTGAATCGGCCGCCAGCCGATAATCTTATGACCAATACCAGCCCATCCGGGATACACATATATCCACCATTCAGAACGGTCATATTTAACAGTGACAAATGGAAGTTTCTTATCAGAGGTTTTACACAACACGAGTTGTCCATTTTGCGGCAGCTCCTCTTTCGGATCACGCCAGCGGGTCAATTCCTCATATTCGAAATTAGCGCCAACAACACAGGCGGATGTAACGATATTTTCAAAAGTTACATGGTCTTCATTGAATTGATCAAGTTCGACCCAGGCATTGGCCACATATTCTTGTATTCTTTCCTCAATTGTTTTCATTTCTCATTGTTTTTGAAATATTCGACGATCTCCTCGACTGTAGCCTTGCGGTAATAACCTGATGGTACATCTACAAAAGAATCGAATCGCGTATGTTCGTTAAAAATAAGCCGTCTAACCCCATTTTTACTCTCATTAGTCGGATATTCCGTATATGAGTACCATTGCTCCTGATCGTTCTCGTTGTTCATCGCCGCCAGCGCCCTGAACAGCTCGATGTTGGTGCCGCAGTCTATGCAATTCAAGGCGGTGAATGTTTGTGCGTCATGAGCCACGCCGACACAATAAGTGTCACATATTACCTTATCGCCTAATCTCTCTTCTTTTGGGGGATAAATATATTCATAGCCAATATGCATACACCACTCGATCACATCTTTTCGCTTCTCCGCATCCTCGACGCGGACAAAGCAATGGGTTGTGAATTTCATTCCTCGTTCAGTCTTTGTTTGAATGCGTTTAATGCACTGCAATCGGGGCAATTTCCCCCATTACTTGTTTGTATTGAGTAAATTGGGCAATCCTTGCAAAATGCTTCGATCGCTTTATCCCGCATCCTTTCCTCGGCCTCCTGCTCGGCGAGTTCGGCTGTATGGCTCATTGCTGCTCGTAGCTGCCATTTGGCGTGGTCGCTCATCTCTATTACAAGATGATTCAAGCATCCGTCGATAAATTCCTTTGCTTTTTTGCTTTTCATGGCTATTCGTCGATTATAAACCAACCGTCATGCAGGAGTTGTGCGCGGCTAATTCGGGATTTGAGGATAGTTCGATGTACCCGCCGGCATCGGGAGCAAACAATATCATGCACCACGTCGTATCGGTTGGGTTTGTTTTGGCGGCAGAACCAATTTCGGGGCGATTTGACGCAATATACCTCCTCGAAATCCTTATGCCCGAACCAGCGGCAGATAAGGGGCAAAAGCCATTGTTTCATAGTCCTATTCATTGCTCGCCTCCTTTCAGAAATTCGGGATTGTCGTGGATGTTGCTAATGACTTCTTTTCCAAATTTATAAATCCAATCCTGATCCAATCTTAAATAACATAATTCCTTTCTATCGACCAAGGCCCCCATAAAAGCTGCGTTGCCGGTATGGTAAAAGATTCTATGAGGGCGAGTTTTATCCTCGGACAATGGAGAGCGTATCACATCCCCCTCGTAAATCTCCTTACCGTTCTTGTCTTTCAGCCCCGTAAACTCGCCGACGGTAGTGGGATCGACCTCGTGTCTGTTTGCATCATCGAATATAAAATAGCGCCCATTCAAAATGACAAGGCTGCCATACAACCACTCTCCGTTGTCGAGGCGCTTGCCCCGGAATTTAATTTCTCTCATATTTCAAAATGTTTGAAAGTTTTTCAAAGTTTTGCAATGTTCTGCATCGAATCTCGTTGTTTCACCAACTCAAATTCGTAAACTACCCGTAAAGATCGTTGAACATTACTTTTTTCATTTCCTCTGATCGTTTTGATTCTCCTCAATATCGGGGTTGTCGGCCTTGCTTTTGTCGAAAAAGCGGATTCCGCCATTGATAGTCAGCATGTTGATATTCATCCCCTGCTTCAACAAATCGTAGATTGCGGTTGTCGCTATCCCAATTGCAATGACGGAGATAATAAGAATAACCAATATTACGGCCCATGCAATCGAGCGATAGGGTTCCCCGGATATAATACCACATAAAACAATTGTCAGTGTTCCAAAAAGAAAACTTGTAAGTAAGTGTTTTTTCATTTCCTTTCGTATTCATTTATCGTTTCGAAAATCTGTAATGCCACCTGCGGGACTATGGCGTTACCGCAGGCTTTGACGGCTTCCCGGCGCCACCGAGGAAAGGCGATACCAGCCAATTCCCCGGGAAACCCATCATCTCCGCCACATACAGGGGGTTGAGTCGGGAACCCGTTCCAGTCCGGTATTCGTCGCTTTGCATCGCTGTTTTGGGTAGTCCGTTGCATATGCCCTGACTGGCAGGAAGCGTTACATTCTTCGCATCGTTCGCTGTCGGGGTCGGTAAAAGTCCGCTTACTGCCAGATCGTTCAACAGGGACATATATGTTAGACCCGATTTTCTCGTTTTGTATAGTCCGGTTACTTTTTGACCTCCGCGTGATGCGTCCGAGGCATGGGGTGTCGGAAGCAATACTGTCGGCATGAACTCCGTTCGACCGTTCACGCATCGTTTCAGTCCCTGCGTCTGTACGGTGGGCAACAAACCAGCATCTGTCCCGACGGTGGGGAGCGCCGACACCGCAAGCCGGAATAATGTACGGCTGCACCTCGTATCCTGCCGTCTCCAGGTCAGCGCACACCCTTTCGAATACCAACCCTTCCGACCAATTAACGATTCCGTAAACGTTCTCGCCAACGACCCAGCGCGGTCGAACAGTCCGAATAACGTCGAGCATCGCGGGCCACAGGTAGCGGTAGTCTTCTGTACCTCGCCGCTTTCCTGCGAGGCTGAACGGCTGGCACGGGAATCCACCGGTAAGCACGTCGATACGGTCTTTCCAGACAGTGAAGTCGGTCGTTCTGATGTCTTCATATTGTTCTGCATTCGGGAAGTGATATTTCAATACTTTGCGGCAAAAAGGATCGATCTCGCAGTTGAAGGCGTTCGTCCAGCCCGCCCACTCGGCCGCCAGATCGAACCCTCCGATTCCGCTGAAAAGAGAGGCGTGGGTCATAAGCGATCATCGGTTATCCCCGTTTGAGTCGATCACGCCGCGCTCGCGGCGGCTGGCGAGTTTGTCGAGGTTCTGCTGCATGACCTCTTCGAGCGTGAAGCCGAAGCAATCGGCAATGCCCGCGATAAACCACGCACAATCCCCGACCTCTTTCATCAGCTCGGATTTGTAACCCTCCACCTCTTGCAGATCACCCGTATTGAAGACCAAATGATCCATATCCAGCCGGCACACTCCCTTTCGGCGCCATTTGGCGATCTTGTCGGCGATTTCGCCAATCTCGGCCATCAGACCGAAAAGCATATAGGTCGCATTCTCGCAACTCGGCAGCCGCGTACTCATCGCGCGTGTCTGATATTCGTTCGCCCGCATAGTTATTTCGAATTTTTCCTGTTAAACTTCCTCTCAACCAGATCGCATAAATCCAGGTACATCGCATCGGCATTCTTCTCTTTCACTCTCTCCCGGAACCCCGCTATATTCGACAGCCAGCAGCCGCAACGGACATAAATGCCGTCTTGCAGGTTGAAAAAGTAAACCTTGCTGCCAATCCGAGAGCCGAACCCGACAAAAGCCAGGAAAGGATAATCGCCGATATATTCGCCTTTCCCTTCGAAGGAGCACTCCTCACCGAAAAAGCAATCCTCACCGAAAGAGCACCACTTGCCGAAAGAGCACCACTTGCCGAAAGAGCACTCCTCACCGAAAGAGCACTCCTTACCGAAAGAGCACCGCTCGCCGAAGGAGCACCGCTCGCCGAATATTTGTATATCACTGTAATCCCCCGAGGGGCATTGTTTGATTCCGTCGATCACCTCGAAGGCATCGAAATCCGCTTGTGTGTATTCTTTCATTTTCGTTAATCTATTAAATTCAATTCGATGATTCCGTCTATTTTACAATCCTCGATCCCGATACACTCCAACAGAGCCGGGATGCGTACAAGAGGTTTGGCCGGGTTGAAGTCGTAGCGGCCCGAAATCCGACCGTTGAGAGAGCTGATGATCCTACACAGCGACAGCACGATGTTGTAAGACCTTTGAGGAGCCTCCAACAGGATACAGCCGCTGATGGTCCGATACGCCTCGTCCGTCTTGTCGTTGTACTGCCGGGCGGCTCGGTCGTCGATCTTGCGAAGCATCGACCACGCGACGCCGTGAGCCTGCGAGACCAAAGTCTGAGCCTGCGTATAGCGGCGTTTGGTTTCATGGTGGAACAAGCCGGATGCCGTGAGTTCGGACTCAAGGTCGAGCATCGCGTAGTTCAAGCAGCCGACCAGCGTAAGCATCCGCACCGCGAGCGGCACGTACCGCTCGTCTTCCGGCCGAGGACCCCGCGCGAGCAAGCGAGTGTTCATCCAGGCCGTATGTTTAATCAACATTGCCTGGCGGTAAGAAAGGTTGGTCATATAATCAATGCGTTTTACCCATAGTGAACCACTCGGCAGAATGAAGCCAGTGATAAAATTGTCGTTTTGTCATTTATCCAAATAATTTTGAACTGCCGTTATAGCTTCATTCAGTGTGCGAACAAGTACATACTTGTTTCCAACCTGTTCAAAAGATTTCTGCCATTGTTTTTGTGCTGGGGTCTGACGACTTCCTTTTACTTGGGTCTTAAATTCCAGTCCCAGTACACCAAACCCATCTCGGGGAACAAGTAACAGTAAATCCGCCGCTCCAGCCGTCATCCCTTCAGCTTTCATGATGGCCGCCTCGGTTTTACTTCGCAATCCACCATTGGGCACGCTCGTCAAATTCAAAGCATACTCGGGGTATTGAAGCCGGAACCAACGTACAAAAGCGCGTTGGATGTTCGATTCAAGGTGTTTCATTTGCGTAAACTGTTTCCATTAAAAGCGACCCGATGGCATAGATACTTGATCCGGTCGTATATCCGATCTCCATATCGGTCCTTGATCGCTTCGCCTGTAAGGTTCGAAGATATGAACAGAAGCGTATCGGGATTGTCCTGTGCCTTGTTGATGAGTTCTACGACCAGATTACGTCGTGTCCCGAACTCTACTCGGTCCACCTCCACGCCCATATCGTCCAGTGTGATAAACTTGCGTTTAATTACGTCGTCGATATTGACACTCTGTGACCCGCAGTCCACGACCGTTACGATCCGGTTGGCGAACTTGCGTAGCAACATCGGAATTGCGTAGCGGACCAACAGCGATTTCCCGCGTCCGCAGTTTCCGAACAGTAGTAACCCTTTTCCGTTGTTTGCCGACAGCCATTCCGCTACCTTGTCGTATTCCGGCAACCAGACAAACCGTTCGCCCATAGCTCCCAGAACTGCGGACATCGCAGTCACCAACTCTTCTTTCGCATTCGGAATACTGAAGGTGAAACGGGCGCAAGGCGTAGGATTACCTTCGATTTTCAACTGTTTCAGGATTTCATCGTAGTTCATTGTCAGAAGTCTTCATACGTTTGGCCCGGTTGGGCGTGATAGTCCGTTGCCGGATGGCGATTTGCCGAATTGTCCTGGTCATGTGGAGGGAACAGCCCCGAATAGTTGTTGGCGATCGAGAAGTCCACGATACGGCGAGCTTTGGCCGCATCGTTGCCCGAAAGCGTCAGCAGGCGTACATAGCAACGCTGTAATCCGAGCGGTCGATAGGTCTGTCCGCGTTCAGACTTGTAAGCAAGCCAATCCGCCATGATAGGCTGGAACGCAGGTTCGACAGCCGAGAGATCTATATTACGCCTGGATTTTTTCGGGAAAAAGTCGTTTAACCACGTTTGGAAATAAACATTTTTCGCAAATTGAGCGCTGCGTTGCAATTTAACATAATCTATAACCAGTCCCTCCGTCTTTTTGCAAAAGTCCTTGTAGTCATCGGTAAGCGACTTGCGCTTTCCCTTGAACTTATCCCACAACGTCACAAATTCAGTCGGAATATAATCTTCTTCCCCCTCGGGGGGATATAAGGGGGGATTATTTATATCTTCGACGTAAGGAGAAGATATAATACTTTTCTTTACTTCGCGGCAAAATTCCGGAGTATTCGGCGATTCTTCCGGAAGTTTGGCTGTTTCTTCCGGAAGAATGCGGCAAAATTCCGGTATTTCAAGATTCTTGCGTTTCGCTCGTATGCAAGTGTCAATATATCGCCTTTGGATGGCTGCCGACGTTATGATCCCACGAGAGAGCAGTTCTTTATTGAAAAGACCCACACCACCGCAGTACCGAACAATCTCCAAAACAACCGACTCCTTTAACCTGAGGTATTCAGCCACGTTGAAGGCAGTACTTTCGTCCCACGCAGCAAAACAGCCTTTTACCCGGTATATATTACATAGCAAGTAGTCGTAAACCGCAATACCGTCACAACCGAAAGCCTTAACAAGCCGCCTTATCCGAATATCCAAATATCTATCCGTATCGACGCTGTAATAGCTTAATCCGACCCTAATATTGGCCATATCATTGTATTATTTCGGTGGTTTATCAAACACTTCAATCATCTTCTTTATTTACAATTTTAAGCGTTCTTTCTCGTAACTTATCATAGTCCGAAGGTTGTCGCACTGATGCTTGCAAGATGCATTGATGCGGTCCAACCACTTTTCTAAAGCATTCAGCTCCGAAGCAGAACTGTTCACCAATTTTGTCGCCAACGATGGAGACAAACTGATAATCGTTTCTTTTTCATCGTGAAACAACCTGGCCACCGCAGCGTCACGCATTCCGACAACCTCACTCAACAATTCACCGCTGCGAGCGTAGTAAACACCCAGCTGGTCCAAACGCTCTATCATGGCTTCGATATTGGGATTATTCATACATTCAAGAGCCATCTGAATATTCCGAGCTTCCTTCCGTATTTGTTCGATTCTTTGCATGGCGTTTAATTATTTTTTTATACAGGATTCTACCCATACGGATAGCATTTAGTCCTCGGATAGTCGAGGCATCGCAAAACTCCAGGTCACGCAGAATACGTACTATTTGCCGAATCTCCCAAGACTTGATTTCATAACCGATCATGGGATTCCGAATATTAGAATGGAAGATCATCTACCCTATCTGCCAAAGGCATATCCGCGATATTCTCCACTGTAACCGGTGCCGAAGTGAAGTTTATGGCCTTACCCCGGCCGATATAAACACGAGGTGCTTTCGCCTCTCTCTCCTCTTTAGTCTGACGCATAAATACCGAATGGGTATTTTCGTAGGAATCCGGTTCCCGGAACTGCGAAACGCATACGGCGATATACTTCTTGCCATTATTGGCAACTTTGATCTGGTCGCGGGGAATATCCGAAACGCAAATCGATACATTGATAAGTTGTGACATAGCTACGGTTGTTTTTTGAATGTTGTTTTGATACTCGTTTTACTACTTCGAACGGGCGGGTAAAGCATCTCACCCGTTTCGGGATCGGCAAGCCCGGAAACAGGCAGTTGTCGAAGCATTGTTTCTCGCTCTTTAATGTCAGCTTTCAAGGATTCAAGAGTTGCGTACATATCATATAACTTACTGTCACCGCAATCCGCATAATCGTATTTGACACCGACCTCGGCTTCTTCCAACCGGCAATCCCCGAATTGGTGCGATTTCCCGTATTGGGATAATTCGCGGAGTGTGATGTCCCGGATCTCTTCATTATCCTTGAACGCCTTGATTGCCGCTTCCATCCTGCTGATATTGATATGGGCCGTTATCGGGTCAATATCCCCGTTTACGACAGCCCTGACCGCCCGAGAGGTCAATTCACTGACCGAGGCCGTTTCACAGAGCAATAATGAATTATTTTCCATGCCGAGCCATCTTATAAGAATTGAACAAAGCCGCATAACGTTTAAGCACGTCAGTATCGGCGTCATAAGATTTCAGAAGACGTGCGGCAATATCGAAATCTGCCGCATAGCCTGAAGCGGTCCATAAGTCATAACCCCAATTAAGCAGACAATCGCACTTGATCGGATCGTCAAGCATATCTGTCGTAATCCGATGTTTTGCCCGGGGTGTATCGGGCCGGGCCGAAGCGAGAGGGTCCGGAGCAGCTGCCGCGCATTTTGCTGACATATTGCGCGATTTACCCTTGAATACATCGGCACCAATCCCGAGCCAGGACCCGATCTTTGTCAAAGCATCGGTTGTAGCCCCCTTGTGGGCATCACCCAAATCTGAGTTATCGTTACCTCCATAACATTCATAATAGATACCATATTCAGGTATCTCGAACGTTACCTTGACAACCACCATCTTATTGTCACGGGCAACCTGTTCGGAGCGGACACGCCAGCTACCTACTCCGAACACGTCATTCAGACGCTCGGTAACGTAGATCGCTTTGATCGTGGACAAGTAGTTCTTTGTCGGATGCGGCGATATTGCCTCTGAAGGCAGCGGCCGATCCAGTAATCTTTTCTGTTCTTCGGATATTTTACGCAGTTCCATATTTTCAATCTCTATCGGTTATCACTCGTGATGCGAACTTTTTAGAATCGCTATACCGCATCATATATTTGGTTTCCTTGCGTATCTCGGCAGTCGAGAGTTGCCTATTCCAAGAACCCGAGGCAACAATGTTTTGCGGGCGGTCGATTTCGTAAATCTCGATTCTCGTTTTCATTTGTTTCACATGTTTTATTCGGTTAAACAGATATATTCCTTGAGTTTGCTGAATTGAAAATCGTTGATCTTCTCGTCACCTTCGGGCGTATAACTGTGAAACTCCCACCAACCCGAACCCAAGTCATCGACGACCTCCATACTGCCTTCCGGGAATCGGACCCTCTTACGATACACCCAAACAGAGCTGTCCGTAAAGGTGTAACTATTGCCGTCCTCATCCTCCCAATCGATCTTTACATTTGACAGACAATTACGATCACCGAGCATATCCTGAAGTATTCCGGCCACCTGCCGATAGATTGCAGCTCCGATCCGAAAATAAGGGATTTGATCCGATGGAGCGGGACATTCGGACTTACTTGTCGCTTGCAGTCCCTTATCCCACTCGATACTCGGATAATCGATGTACTCGTCATACATCCGATGGCATGATACATTGCCTTTTGTTGTGTGCAAGTCTGTATTCATCGCTGTTCGAAAATTTCATTCAACAGATAGCGGGTGATCCGCATACGCCGGGGCCTGGACAGCACCCAGTTGAACACCGCTGCGATCGGTGCGATCACAACGGCAAGCGTTATTACGTGTGCCATAGCTGAATTGGTTATTTGACAACTCGTTGTTTGATAATGATGCTGCCGATACGGCCGCATACATAGTTGTCGTAGAACTCCGTAACGGCACGTCCTATGGCCATCAATGGATGGAGCTCATCATAGACGCGAGATACCTCGACCTTGTGATCGTCGAGTGTTGTGCCGCTAATATTAACAAGATAGGTTTCGGGATGCTCTGAAAAGCCAACTCGAAAGAGATGAGTTCTGTACAGATACTTGTAATGGATTTGTTGCTGTACGTCGAATACAGCCGGAGTAAGGGTACTGTTATTCACCTTACTACTCGTGTCGGTCTTTGGCATTTAATTGAACACAAGTTAGTTTAACAAAAATGTACAAAAAGAGAGACGCGCCCCCTAATCTCGCCAAAGACCCACGACTACGTAGAGTAGAAGTGCAACAGGGACACGCCTCAAATAGCGTTCGTATGTACTTGTAATCACGTTACCGTGAGTCTTTGGCAAGGCAAATATACGAAATCATTTTTTATCTTGCAATAACAAATAAGAAAAAGGCATCGAAATCGACACCTTTTCAAAGTTGATGTAGGAATTTACTATGATTCGAACATCTCGTGAAACTTGACTATTCTGTATGCAACGGGCTTATTTTGTGACGTTTCCACTTTAACGTCCACCACATATACCGAGGTTAGTGGATTGTCTTCTCCGTACAACATCATCCGCTTTATATTTTCATCGTCAAACAATACTTTCATTGCATGACCCGGGAAAATACTATCAATAACACCTCTGTTCTTGGCATTGTTTTTTATGTCGCTGCTGGCCTGCTGCCATGTCATTAGCACATTCTTGTGGATGTCGGTTTGCTCGTGTGCCGATAGTTTATCTATTTCTTTCCTTATGGCATTTTGTATTGCATTAGATTCAATGCTATCCACTTGCAATCCGACGTTTATATTTCCATTGATATATGTCCCAATATTGATTACAGCTCCATTATCCGCCGCAATCGGATTTACTAAATTGCCGAAGTCTCGGCAGTCGGAAATCGTCAAGCCCGGATTATCAGCTCTTTTCCCTAAAAAGTATTTTATCGCATCTTTGCAATATCCGACAAAACCAATGATGGAATTGGCATTTTCCATAAACGGCAACACGGCAACTGCCAGAGTATCGATAAGCTCCACGATAACGCTCCCATGCCGAATCTCTTTAACATATAGCTTTGCATCGCTGTTTATGTTTTGTTCGGGATGCTTTTTGAGGTAAGCCACATACTGATTATTCAACGCGACGAGAGAACTTGTTAAATCCAGCAGTTCCATCGGTTGCGTATCCTCAATATGAATATGTAGCCTAATATCCTGCATAACATCTGAGTTATTCATATTTCCAAAGATACGAAAGTTTTTCATTATGCAAAAAACATACTTTTATTATGCCGACTATGAGAAAATTACGATAAGTCCTATCGAATTTCTACCCGATAGACACGGGGTCGGTTTTGGAGTTTATATGCCCGGCGGCGGGACTTGTCGATCATCCGGCGCACCTTGCTCTTGAGGCGGTACCACGCACGCCAGAGGCGGCCCGCAAGCGTGCCCCACAGACTTTTGACTGTGCTTTCGGAAAAGAAGGTTTGCATGTTGGTAAAGATTTACTTGTGGATGATATTTGCTGTTATTCTGCTGCTTCGACAAACTCGCCGCCTTTCAGTTGATAGAAAACATCCTCCTTGAGCGATTTCCCATCGATCTGTGCAGACCTTACGCACACTGGTTTCAGATCCTCGCCATATTCAGCGAGGGTAATCCAGCTACCTTTCTTTGCCTTTATTTTTGAATCTATACCTATGGCTGCTACAACAGCATTGTTACCTTCGCTTTCGATCTTTGCGAGGTCGCCCGAGGAGCCGATCTGTGCGTCGTCGCCCGAGGAGCCGATCTGTGCGCCGTCGCCCGAGGAGCCGATCTGTGCGCCGTCGCCCGAGGAGCCGATCTTTGCGCCGTAGCCCGAGGAGCCGATCTTTGCGCCGTAGCCCGAGGAGCCGATCTTTGCGCCGTAGCCCGAGGAGCCGATCTGTGCGAGGTCGCCCGAGGAGCCGATCTGTGCGCCGTCGCCCGAGGAGCCGATCTGTGCGAGGTAGCCCGAGGAGCCGATCTGTGCGCCGTCGCCCGAGGAGCCGATCTGTGCGCCGTCGCCCGAGGAGCCGATCTTTGCGTCGTCGCCCGAGGAGCCGATCTGTGCGTCGTCGCCCGAGGAGCCGATCTGTGCGCCGTAGCCCGAGGAGCCGATCTGTGCGCCGTAGCCCGAGGAGCCGATCTGTGCGTCGTCGCCCGAGGAGCCGATCTTTGCGAGGTCGCCCGAGGAGCCGATCTGTGCGTCGTCGCCCGAGGAGCCGATCTTTGCGCCGTAGCCCGAGGAGCCGATCTTTGCGAGGTCGCCCGAGGAGCCGATCTTTGCGAGGTCGCCCGAGGAGCCGATCTTTGCGCCGTAGCCCGAGGAGCCGATCTTTGCGAGGTCGCCCGAGGAGCCGATCTGTGCGTCGTCGCCCGAATTAACATTGTCGGTCGGACCCTCTTTGATGCACTTCTCGTAAATGAAATCTATACCAGCTTTAATGAATCCTTTGAAATCGAGTTTTGCCCCGATGTGAATCTTTGTCGTCGCCGTTTTATCCGAGTCGGAATGACATCGCCCCAAAGCTGTTACATGATGCACAGGGATGAACTTGCATTCATCATCCAGCATATCACGATAGCTAAGGACAGAGAACGGTGATTCGCAGAAATGAAAGCCTCGATTACAAACTTTCAACTCAACATCCTCTTCGTAAGTCTTGCCCTCCTCGAATTTGAAGCCCAGGCAGGTCATATCTGCATTGAACCCTTTAAATCCATCGATATGTTTTTCTTCGCCGAACTCTTGCGGAAGCACCACGTTATCGCCGAACGAGACGCTTTTGAATACTTCCACAATCTCTTCGACCGAGAATCCAGCGATGCCGCATCCGATCTTGGTTACATAGAAAACCTTATCGGTATTGTACCGTGTATAGTCTGCGAATCTCCGTACCGATCGCGTCAATTCCTCGGTAGACACCTTGTCCATCTGTTCATCGAGCGTAGGGATAGCGTAGGACTGGCCCTGTAAGCCCTCGCCGTGCCCCATGATCGCGCCGAACTTCTCGACCGCGACACGAGCTGCGCCGCCAACGTGGTTACCGGCCTTATTACTGCCGAATACAAAGACCTCGTTCTGTTTTAATTTGGAAATGTTCTCTGGGGTAAATACTTTGTTTGACATTGCACGTAAATTGTTTTGATTAAAATTTGCACCCTGTCGTCATCGAAGACCACGACTGAATCGCAGGGTATATCGCTACCGGCTCCCCGAATTGCTCCGGATCGTCGCCTGCTTTTTGGTATTGATCGGCCTAATATCCGCCCTTCTGCGCCAAGTCGCTCGCCGGGTTTTACATCCCTTCGGATGGTTCTCGTATTTCAATGAACCGCTTATTCGTTCCAGCCTTTCTGCCTTGCGGCCGGGGTTTATGGCAGGCTTTAGGACCCCTACGGCTTCCGTGCCGTCCTTTGCGCCCGCACCGGGACATTCAACCCGATACGGACTTTGAAAATCCGCGCCCGGAAATGGCAAACTCAACTAATCTCAACTCTTAACTTTACTCGAATGAAAGAACGTTGGGCGCGGATAGTGCTCGGTTGATCCACTACCAGGGCCGACCAGTACAGCATAGAAGTACATATTAGTCACTGGTTCGGTAGTAGCCTATCTGTCATTTTATTTGCAGTTAGCACTTTTGGCGATACGCGCAGCTGCAACGGCCCGTCTGTCCTCCGGCAAAGTCGTACGGGATTCGATCCAAGCAAGAAGCTCCTTTTTGGAAAACACCGTGCGGCGTCCAATTTTCTTAAATGGGATCTTTTTTAGAAAAACCCAATTATAAATCGTCGAACGGGTGGTCGGGATACCTTGCTCCGCAATAAACCGCACGGCTTCTTCAACGGACAAATTGTCGATTTCTACCGGTTCATTCTTACGCCTGAAATCGGCGAGCTTCGGCAAAATCGCCGCCACTTCGTCAGCGACAATAGAGCGCAATTCTGCGGGAGTGGTAATAATAATTGGCTCGTTCATAATACTTTATATTGATTAGGGAGTGCGGCCAGATTCGAACTGGCAAACATTCCACGTCTGGAATGCCTTTCAATCGGTTAGCTTCTGTTTGAACATCTGCGCTCTTCAGGGTGTACTGTCCATTAAGCGCATCGTGAGTACACTTGGTCTTTACCACTAATCGATTCGTAATACCATTCTACCACGCACTCTTTGTCGTTATTTGTCCTCCTTCTTCACTCGCAGCCGCTCAACGGGCACGCCCTTCAACTTGGCGATCTCGTCCATCGTCACCTCGACGATCTCCTCCTCAGGAGCAGGATCGACAATGAGGCGGAAACCATCCTCGTATAGCTCATCGCAGGTGTAGTTAGTTAAAGCTCTCCTTGTATCGATAAATTTGCCCACTATGAGTTCTCCGAAGCGGAAGATAACCTCTATAGTTCGGGATGATCCGTCTTTTTTTCTGAGTCGATCCCCCACCTGCCAATCCTTGTAGGCTTCGATCTCTTCGGCGGTTATAGGAATAACCCGGAAATCGGTGACCCTGACATTGGGACGAGCAAAATCTGCTTCGGTTCCAGAGTAAACATACCATGCATATTTATATCCTTTTTTGTCGATGCTGTGAAACCCATTTTTTTCATTTTGGCATAAATACCACATTTATCTACCACTCGAATTATCCCTGTGGCAAGAGTACCATCAATCTTACACCGGAACCTCCGGCCTTCGCAGCTAAGTAAATCTTTCATCACATTCTTTTTTATTGGTTTAATACTTTCAATCGGCCGGAACAAATCCTCCGACATTTGGTCTATGATCTTTTCAATATCTTCCCACACGAACGCCACCAGCCGGTCTGTGATATTTGTAATATCTTCCGTCATGAGCGCCAAGTGTTTGCATGTTTTATCGGTCGCTTGGCGTTCCCGCCACCATCGCCACGGAGTTTTCATAACTTATCCTTGTATTGGATTGCGAACTCAGCCAACGAATGTACCTCGGCCTTACGGAAGGCGTCGCGCTTCGTTGTGCGCACCGTCTCGGGCGATATGTAAAGCATATCCGCGATCTCTTCATCGCCCATCCCCTCCATATAGAGTTTCATCACTTCCTTCTGCCGCTCGGTCAATCGGGTATCGAACTCGGGGCTGCATATAATGCCGGCATACTTGCATTCGCCTTTGATCGGACAACTCACATCCTCAAAGGTGAAGCGCCCCATCCCGTCGATGTCCTGCCTGTTGTCCAACCGTCCGAAATTGCAGCGAATAAAACGGTGGCAGATCAGGAACCGGTAGTAGTTCACGTTTGCACGGCTCTTGCGGTAAATCTCGGCGAGAGCCTTGAATGCTTTCGGATATTCGGTCTCGATGCGGGTAAACAATGCCCCTGTCAGCATCTTGTCTTCGGGCTGGTAAGTATGGACGCCTTCGGTATCGCGTACCATTACCCCTCCCTCGGGATCGTTGAAAAACTCTATATTGCGGATCGTTTGCATATGATGTATTAGTACCGATTCAACCATTCTAATTCCGTCCCGACCCAATAACTGCCGCTCGTACATTTATACGCATGATAAAACCGGGCATCAGTACCGAGTGTTGCGATATATCGTTCTGCCGCACATTTCGTCTTGTGAAATCTTTGAATACGTTTCATATTATCTATCTGTTGTAAAATTCCACGGGAAAGAGGTTGTCGGCGGTATAGCTGCTATCGCCGGAATGACGGCGAATGATCTTGGCAAGTTCTCGTCGCTTCAGCATATCAGGCCGGACGTTGCCTACGCGGTAGTTCCATAATTGAGTGTTGCTTCGAATACCGATAGCCTGCTTGCAAGTATCACAAAGTCGCTTGCGTTCTTCAAGGTTAGTGATACTTTGAACATACCGTTCGAAGGGTAAAAGCAATGCTACAGCATTGTTACCTCTTGATTTTTCGCTATTTGTAATTAAATTTGTCATACAATAATTGAATTACAATGCAAATATACTAAAATATTTTAGCACAACAATAAAATATCAAAGTATTCTATATTGGAAATATTTATACTTATATGTAGTATTATAAAAATATCGCGACATGAATGAAGATTTGAAACATAAAGCCATAAACCTACTTAAAGAATTGGGCTATACGGCATATCGTATATCGCAGGACACGGGATTATCCCAATCGATTATAGGTCAATGGTTAAGTGGCAAGGTAGAGCCGAGTGAAGCAAATGCTAAATACATACTACTATATTATAGTAATCGCGAACCCTCTATTTCAAGTATGGAAGATCAAAAATTCATCTCGTTTTTCGAGAAAAGAGATCGGCAATACGAAATAATATTGACCCAAAATTCAGAAATCATCCGTCAAAACGGAGAAATACTACAACGCGTGCTCAAATATATAGACGATAATAATTCAAAATAAACCAACTCTATGGACTTTAAAGACGAACTTCTAATCCTTGCTGAGCGCGTCGGCAAACTCAAAGACAATGTAAAGACGGAGGAGGCAACAAAGACCTCATTTGTCCTCCCGTTCTTGCAAGCACTCGGCTACGATATTTTCAATCCGGAAGAGGTTACACCCGAATGTATTTGCGACTATGGAACGAAGAAAGGCGAAAAAATCGACTATACCGTATGTATGGACGGCGAGCCGATCATGCTAATTGAGTGTAAACATTGGTCGGCTGACTTAAGCAAATACAAGGCGCAACTATTCCGCTACTACCATGTATCGCAGGCCAAATTTGGAGTACTAACGAATGGAATCAACTATCAGTTCTATACAGATCTGGACACTCCTAACAAAATGGACGATAAGCCGTTCTTTGAGATAGATATGCTTAACTTAAAGGATAGCCATATTGAGAAGTTGAAGCAATTCCGACATGACCAGTATAATACGTATATGATACTCAATTCCGCCACAGAAATGAAGTACATAAATGCGCTTCGGTCATTGATTGTCAAGGAAAGTAGTAATCCATCCGATTTATTTGTGAAATTTATGACTAAACAGGTTTATGACGGAGTGGTAACAAAGAACATCATTGACGAGTTCCGTCCGATGATTCAACGGGCATTTCAACAGTACACGAATGACTATATAAACGAAAGGCTTAAATCTGCCATTACGCCTGACGTTCCGTCGGTCGAGGTGTCCTCAAATGTCTCCACGGAGAAATCGGTTGCAAATGAAGAGGATATGCAAGATGGAAATAAGATAGTGACCACTGATGAAGAACTTATGGGATTCTACATCGTGCGAGCTATTCTCTGTAATACCGTTGATCTTGATCGGGTCGTAGATCGGGATGCGCAGTCATATTTCGCTATCCTTTTCGATGATAACAATCGAAAGCCTATTTGTCGCTTGCATTTCAACGGAGGGAAAAAGTATGTTGAAACGTTTGACGAGGAAAAGAAAGGAACAAAACATTTAATTACAGCACTTACTGACATTTACAAACTATCGGACCAACTCATATCAACCGTTAAATTTTATCTGAAATAAAGGAAGCCCCAAATCCGGCGGGAGAGGCCCGGCCCGCCGAAAATAGAACGTGGAACTAACTAAACAGCATATTGCATCTGGAAACCTTACTGCGGAAAGAAGACGTAAAGGTCGCCGATAAACTGATGGAAGACCTTAATGTTCGTTACGATAGGCTGTTTGCGTCGATTTCAGGCGTTTCTACAGGCTTTCCGGCTGCTCCGACAGATCTAGGGGTCAAAAATCCCCCCCCCCATAAAATTGGAGCTAAAATAATGTATATCAATGAATTACAAAAATATATTGTAATTCAGACACCTGATAATAAGCATTCAAAGAAGAGTTAAAAAATAGGAGCCGATGCAAATTTCAGATTGAATTACTATTCAATGAACCTTATGATAGCCAAACTACAAAAAGGAGACATTAACATTGCCGACGTTTTTCTAAATGAATTATCAAGAAATCCGGCCTATTTTAATATGGATGCCGTCAAAACATTAATCCCAAATGAAGAACAACGGATGCGAATACTGCGCGTTCTTGAAGATCATATGGTCATTGAAATAAAAGGGGGTGGAATATGGTTAAAAGCTGCGGCTAATTTATCAGTGTGTAAAGACCAGGGAGGATGTGCAGTCATCTATAACGAACAACGCAAACAAGAAGAACGGGATAATTTAGAACTTCGCAATTTAAAAATAAGTAGGCGCGAAGCGCATTGGGCTATTGCATTAGCTATCATATCTATTTGCGCCTCTCAATTTTGGGGACACACTATTTTTGAATGGACTTGGATTGCAATGCAAAAAATCAGTAAATTACTTTTTTAATCTGTCTTGATTCAATATTCTACACAGAACATTGTTTAATCCAGTATAAGTATCACCTGTCAATTCAATATTAGTTCTGCCCCAAAAACGAACAAGATAGATCAAATACACAATCAACGCAATAATCACGAATAGCAAAATATAAATCCAAATCATAGCTTCAGCGTTTTTACAAACCTCGGAACTTTCGGCACAACTTCAAAAAAATAGGCTCATTATTTTGCGGGGGGGGGAATTTTGTAACTTTGCAGCATCTAACCAATACAATTTATGTTATGAAAAAATTTTTACTTTTGATGGCTGTTATTTGTGCAGTTACTTTTATGGGGTGCGAAAAGGATGAGCAAGAATCGTTCAAGTTCGACATTGAGAATCTTTATGGCACATGGCAGGGAATTGCCATACAAAGTAACGGCGAATGGATAGATATAACCCAACCGCCACACACAAATCTTGCATTCTCTGTTGTATTTTATGAAAATGGTACATATTCGGGAAGCGGGTATTTTGGCAACGGTTCAGGAACATACAAAGCTGAAGGGGATATGATATATACTTATATAGACGGGGAAGAATTATACAGATACAAAGTACATTCTATCTCAAACGGAATTGCCGAAGTGTCTATGGGTGTAGCAGGAGATAATATAACACTGGAAATAAAACTTCAAAAAAAGTAATCAGATAGGATATATGTTTCAAAACAAAGGCGAGAATAAATCTCGCCTTTGTTATTCCCTACAAAATCATTATATTTGCATTGCTAAATCAAAATGCGATACAAACATATCCAACCATATTGGGTATTTTGTATCTATACATACAGTTAAATTTAACTGCGTCGAGTTCGGTAGCGGAAACGCCCGACGGCTTGCATTTTGAGCCGAGCAACTCGTAACGCAGTTTTTTATTGCTAAATCAAAATGAAAAAGCGCATCGAACGCATGGGCCGCATCGAAGCGGCAATTAACCCCATGTACTGCGTCCCCAAACGCAGCGACCTATCGTTAATCGGATCGGCTTTCGAGGCCGCAGGTTTCCGTTGTGTCCGGATCCGCACCGAATGCGAGGCCGAGCACCGCACAAAAGGTGGTGATCCCCGTCGGCACGGGATGCTGGTTCTCGACGGTGACCGAGTGATATTGGAGGTATTGCGGTCGAGACCGACTAAAAAAGATAATCAACTCACAATCCCGCCTCAATCATGAACCGAGAAAATGACATATCGAACCGTACCCTATTTTTGATTCGGTCGGTTTGAAATGATAAACAGAAAGCCGAGTTCCCTCGGCTTTTTACATTCTCGCATCATATATCTTTTCTACATTCAGCTCCGTTCCGGTCAATGTAAAATATATATTCTGGAGCTGGTGCAGATACTTTATGGGCACATCCACATTGCAATCGTCGATTTCGTCTTCCACCTGCCAACAGAACCCTTCTTTTTTAGGAGATAAGCATATCACACGGGGGATGATATAGTAGTCAAATCGTTGGTAACAGTCGCTAAATTCTTTCTCAAAGCCGCATTTTTCCAATAACGTTGGAGTCAAACGTATAGGCCTAACATCTCATAATACTACTTTATCTAAAATCTCATGATAAAATCCGGCTTCCTTAATTAGCATCTCACCATGAAATAACGTCATGTCTGCACGCGTAATTTCTGCAATATACCCAATTCGCTCAAGATGGGGGTTATACACTAAATTGCCTATTCGAAATGATCGAATATTCAGAGACGGTTCCATATTACATTTCATATTCTAAAACGCATCGAATTCGATGCGTTTATTACTTTAGTTTCATTTGTGTTTTTAAGTTGAGAACTATTTATTCCTCCTCGTTTGAGGTGTCGCATGTAATCGGTTTCGTCGATTTTACCGCTGAAGTAAGGTGCGCTGTTTCGGGTGGCGGATTGTCGGGCAACGTTCCGAGGTATTGCCGAGCGTTGAGGGGTGATACGACAGAGTGTCCGAGTTGGCTTTCGAGTTGTTGTCGGGCAACTTTAGCTACTGTACCGCCCCGTTTGGCGACGTTGGCGTTGGCCTTGAAACCTATTGGATTTTCGTTTCGGGAAAGTTCGGTAGCAGAGGCCTCGGCCAATGAGTTCAACAGCAGTTCGACATTGGTCATATTATCCCGCAGGTTCTCCTTTTTCAACCCCTTGTAACGTTTGTAGGCTTTCGTGGTACGTCCGGCCCACTCCTTCGTGATAATGTCCGTAAGGGTGGCATATTGCGTTCCATCAACGCCCCCGCGTTTCCACTCGTCAGTGAGAAGTTTACGGACTTCGATACTTTTCAAGCGTTGGTTAATCCATGTATCCGAATATCCAAGGCGTTTATAATCGGCTACGGCCTGCTCAATAGATAACTCAGGGTCTTGCATTTGGTCGAGGCGGTCGCTTGCCACCTGCGCCATCCATTGCTTGAAAGGCTCGGCTTTCTGTGACGGAATCGACTGGATAATCCGCAGGACGGTTTTCACATCTCCGGCCAGCGTCTTGCGCATCACTCCCGTTTCTGACCTCATGGCTATCTGGGGACAATTTGTCCCCACGAACGAGGCGAGCGCTTCATCCCGCTTGCGCATCTTCTTGAAATAATCGGTCGGATTCACGGTGTCCGTCAGAGCGGAGATCACGTCGAGAACGGAAAAATACCACGTCTCCGTCCGCTCGTCCCAAACGGTGCGCACCTTGCGGTCCTCGAACAACTGTATGGCCTGCTTTTGTGTCATAGGAATGTAGTTTTATTTATTCCTTTTCTTTTACCTCCAGCACCGTCCCGCACTTCGGGCAGGTGATTGTGTTCGTCGGGTACGTTGCTACTCTTCCGCCTTTTGCTCCGCTTGTTGGAATCCAATTTTGCGGGCGGGTTTGCGTGCCTGCGGTATCTTGACCGACAACGCCGCAATAGCGTTGTAGATATTATCAAGCTCCTTGCGCATATCTTCCGACAGATCGCTGACCGCCTCGGCATTGTCGGCGTCCACCCGCTCCAGTAACGCCAGTTTCGCCCGAATTTCGGCCAACTCGGCCGTTACTGTCGTCGTGGTCGTGATGTAGTTCCGCATCGCTACGAAAGCACGCATAATAGCGATACTTACTTGTATGGCAACGGAGCTTTTCAAAACAGCCGATAACATAGAAACGCCTTGCTCGGTAAACGCATAGGGGTTGCGGCGTAAACCCATCGTGATGGAATTGGTTATCACAATTTGTGATTTCCAATTTTCAGTTTCGGCATCTGTCAGTTGAAACATGAAATCGGGCGGAAAGCGTTCGATATTACGCTTTACCGCTTGATTGAGAGCGCTTGTTGTTACTTGGTACAATTCCGCCAAATCACGGTCCAGCATCACCCGCTGGCCTCGTATTTCGTAAATTTTGCTTTGGATGGGTTGCAGTTCCATATCGTCGTGTCGCTGTGGTTATTCCACCTTTATGGTTATCAATTTCCCGCAATGCAGGCAGGTCTTATTTTCGGTGTTTGATTTCGGATTCCAGCTCCTTTAACTGTTCCATATCCTCCCGATCGGCTTCGATTGCGGCCTTACGTTTTCTGCGGGCGTTGAACTCTTCATAAACCTGGTAGGCGAATGCGTCTTTTTGCTCTTTGCCAACCGTACCGGCATTGGGTAAAAGGGGCTGATCGTTCGATACCAGAATTTTATCTACGTTCTCCCTCCAAAATCCCATCGTAAGGTCTTTCCTGCTCTTTGCCCTGAACTCGGCTGTTTCGAGGAAGATCACAACCAACCGGTTCAAAGAATCGAGTTCGTCGTGTGTCAAGTAGTTTTTAGCAATAATAACGTCCTGCTTGCGTACTACGGCACCTTTCCAGGAGGTAAGCCCCATATTGGGAGCATTTGCATCGGCTCGTTGCATCACGATCTCCGCGGATGTATGTCCTGTTACGGCATAGAGGAGCTTATTTTGCGTTTCGGCATAAAACATTTGCGTAGCCTTGTCCGTCGTGTCGTAATCGCTGCTCAATGCAAACAGATCGCGCACCTTCTGATAAAATCGCTTTTCCGAGGCACGTATATCCCGAATGCGATCCAATAACTCGTCGAAATAGTCGGGGCGGCCGTCTGGGTTTTTCAGGCGCTCATCGTCGATAACGAAGCCTTTACGGAGATATTCGGCGAGATTGCGGTTTGCCCACTGGCGGAATTGCACGCCACGGATGGATCGGACGCGGAAACCTATTGCCAAAATCATTTCCAGTGAATAAAATTTTATTTGATACGATTTGCCGTTTGGGGCAACTGTTAAGTATTCCTTAATAGTTGATTCATCTGGTAACTCACCATCTTTTAATATGTTATTTATATGTTGGCTGATATTGGGAACAGAGGTGGCAAAAAGTTCTGCGATCTGTGCTTGATTGAGCCAAACGGAACCGTCGCGTGCTAATAAGGATACGCGACTTTTCCCATCCACCGAATTGTATAGGATCAACTCTTGCTCCATGATTATTTCCTTTCTTTGACCTCTAACACCGTACCGCATTTCGGACACATTATCGTGTTCGTCGGCTGAGGGGCGAAAAAATCCCCCACGTTACAGCCAATAGCAGCGGCGATACGTTCAAGCACTTCTACACTCGGATTCCCATTAATATGTTGGCTAAGTCCTACGGGTGTAATTCCCATTCTTTCGGCCACTTCTTTAACAGTTAAGCCGTTAGCTTTTATTGATCTCTTTATATCCATAGCTTTAAATGTTTGGTGTTGGTACAAATGTAGCTATAACTTTATTTTTCTACAAAAATAATAGCAAAAACTTTAATTTTTATTTGCATAATTAAATTTATAGCTTTATATTTGCATCAGAAAATAAAACCAATAGCTATAATAACTATGACAACGGCAACCTATACCACGATGCAAAACCTCGCCAAGCAGGCGGCAGCGTACATTACGAAGCTCAACGGCGAAGCCGAGACCTTCGAGATCGAGAGTAACGGTATTACGGCCGTTATCGCATACGACGCCGAGATCGTCGAGGACAAGGGTGACTACTGGACGGCGCCGAGCTGGTCGATCGAGGACGAAACGGTAGCCGTTGAAGCAGTTTATGACGAGGACGGCGAAGAAGACAAAGAAGCTGCTGACTGGTTGAAGAAAATGTTGAACTAACAAATAAAAACAATAGAACTATGAACGCATTTGCATTTAAAGTGATCGACGCGATCAACAGAGAAGGTATTGGCAATGAGGCATGGGGCCTTGTTGAAGAGGTAGATGACACCGTAGCCTATTTCGGCACAAGAGAAGAAATCGAACTGAAAGGCCAGTGGGCGTACGTCTATGCAGATAAAAACGACTTCTTCGGATACATCGACAAAGTCGAACCGACGAGAGTTCTACACGTTGAAGATTGCCAGTTGCTGCTTTACAAACTCGATTAAAAAGCCGTTCGGGCGGCTATAAACAGACCTCAGGCCCGAAGCGTGGCGGCACCTGCCGCCGGTGGTAAAAATGAAAGATATGAAAGACATAAAAATTGGCGACCCGGTGAGATTCGGACGCAATACTGGTGAATATCGAGGACAGTTCGATAAACTGAATATCGCAATGGTACTCGTTGGCAATAGGCTGTATTATGTTACATTTGAAAAAATTGAAAAGCTATGAAGACAAGAAAATCCTTCAAGGTGAACAGAGAGGCTGCGATCAAAATCGCAATGAACACAAACGGCATATCACGAGAGATCGCCAAGAAATACACAGACAGCGAGTTGAAAGAGTGCTTGCGACTACTCAAACTAAAAACCAACTTTTAACCTATATAACAATGAAACGAACCGACCTTTCCATCATCATGCGCACGGCGTGGCAGATGTGCCGCGCGACGGGTGTAACCTTTGCTGAGTGTCTGCATAAGGCATGGCAGGTGTTCAAATTGAAGATAAAGATGCGCGCGGGCATCGTGCAGTTCTTCTACCTCAAATCGAGTACGGGTGAATTGCGACAGGCATTCGGTACGCTTAAGGACGACTTATGCCCCGAAACAAAAGGTGACGACCGTAAGCCTAACAAACACCTCGTAACCTATTACGATACGGTTGCCGAGGGCTGGCGGTCATTCAGAATGTTCAACTTTGTAAAAGTTATATAATATATGAAACCAACGATGTACGTAGAAAAACGCAGCGATTTGACATTACTCAAAAAGGCATTCGAATTGACGGACGCGACATGTCACCGCACGCGGCTGAAGTGTGGGTGTAAAGCCTACAAAGGTGCAGACAACAATCGCGACGGCCTATTGATCGTCAAATATGACGCAGTAGTGCTTGAGATTATCCGCTGCAAAGGGTGTGTGAAGAAAAGACCTTAAAAATTGCAGCTCTCAATAAAAAATCGTATTTTTAATAAATAATTCAATAGTAAGATTTGCATAATGTGCCGAACGTGTCCACTTTTGCATCGAACAGATATATGCGGGGTAGTGCAGAGGTTACCACGGCGGGTTAGTGTCCCGCAGGCGCAAGTTCGATTCTTGCCCCCGCTACTAATGAAATTTACGGCTATGAAAATTTTAACGCTTATCATCAAACAAAAATGGTTCGACGCCATTTTGTCGGGTGAAAAAACGGTCGAGACCCGCGAAGTACGCCCGACCAACACGAAATACATTTCATACCGAGACAACAACACAGGCAAAGTCTACAAGAAAGACAGTGACGTGCCCGAATCGGCGTGGGACAGCGAGAAGGGCGTTGATACGGTTATCAACCACTACGATGCCATACAGTTCTGGGTAGGTTACGAAAAGAATCGCCCCGGCGCGCTGGTCGAAGTCAAAGGCGTCGAGCTGGTAGATGTTTGCGACGAAGAGACGAAAGAGCCGATTGTGTACGAGCACAACGGTAACGAATATACCATGACCGAGATCGACTACCACCTCGGCAAGGTAATCGAGAAAATGAATTGTTAAACCCTTAAAATCATTGCTGCACTCGAAGACGAAGACAAAAAACAGCAGAACAAATCGGGCAACAAACGCTACGTGCTCTTATTTCTAATGCAAATAGGGTAAGCGGTGGTGGTATTGATAGGTCAAATAGAATCATGAGAGCGAATGCAAAGGCATTGTTGCCCTATTATCAGAGAACAGGGAACAAACAAGCTGTCTCGGCTATGCGCTCCAGATTAGGGTTAGTCAATGGATAGAAAATAAACATTATTGTCAGACTTCTAAAATTCAAGCTGCACTCGAAATTCAGTAAGAAATCGAATCAATCGGACGACAGGCGCTAGCCGTGTTCGTTATCGTGCAGTAGGCGGTCGTGCGACGAATCGTGCCGGTCGTGCACGCGACATTCGCGCCGCCTTTGGCATGGCAACAGGTTAATCATGACCCCGATAGACCATGCAAACGAAGTGATTGCCTCTGTCCGTCAAAAAACGGACAGGGCGATCCTTTTTTATTCATGTGGCAAAGACAGCGAGGTATTGCTCGACCTAATGGCTCCGCACTTCAAAGAGATCGTTTGCGTGTTCATGTATTTCGTCAAGGGCCTCGACCACATTGACAACTATTTGCGAGCAGTCAAAGCTCGTTATGCCAATGTTACCATACTGCAAGTCCCCCATTGGACGTTGACGCGTGTTTTGCGTTGTGGGCTATACTGCATTCCTAACCCCAATGTAAAGCTGTTATCGTTGAAAGACGTTGATGAATCCGTCCGGATGAAGACGGGAATATCTTACTCTTTCTATGGAATGAAGCAGTCGGACGGAATGAATCGCTGTCTTATGTTGCGCGGATACGAGAACGAAGCTATAAGCAATACGAACAAGGTATATCCTCTATCCAAGTGGAAGAAATCGGACGTCATGGCCTACATCAAGGCAAAGAAACTGCCTGAACCCATATCCTACAACAAGAACAAATCGCAAGGTCTGACGTTTTTGCCGGAGGTATTCGATTACCTCCGCCGGCATTATCCGCAAGACCTCGAAAAGATTTACAAAGTATTCCCCTTATCCCGAAATATATTACTGCGATATGACGAAGAGAAAAGAGCAGCAGCCCAAATACAAGCAAAGTGAAACGGTCGTAATCAAGCGATCACAAATCAACTTTGCTCCATACAATCCACGCAAAGAAGACCCTGAAGTCATCAAGAAGCTCAAAAAGAACTTTAAAACTGTCGGCTATCTGGGCGGTATCGTATGGAATCAGTTGTCATCTTATCTGGTTTCAGGGCACAAGCGCGTACAGACGCTTGACATCATCAACAATTACGACGGGACACCTGAAACGGATTATGAGATCAAGGTAGAAGCTGTAGAGTTAGACGACAAGACAGAGCGCGAACAAAATATCTTCATGAACTCGCCCTCCGCAATGGGAGAATTCGACATGGAGAAAATAAAAGTACTTGTACCGGAAATAGACTATAAAGCCGCTGGCCTTTCTGAAGCAGACATGAACATATACGGTATATCCGTCATGCAGGACGAAATAAGTTCAGAACTGTCTGATACGTTAGGTGATTTCGAAGAGATACAACGACCGTTTGAGGAACGCAAGGCCGCGGTAAAGGAGATGAAAGAACAGATTCGTCAACAGGCAGAGCAAAAAGCGGAAGACATCGAATCCTATGTAATGCTCAACTTTAAGTCTTATAGGGCGAAATCATCATTCATGCTTCGGTTCGGGTTCAGGCCAGACGACAAAATAATCCCCGGCGAAATGTTCTCGGATATGGTTGAACGGGTCGAATAACGACAAAAACGACAGTATAAAAAATGGCAATGCCCTCCAAAAAACCGAAATTAGATACCTTTCGCAAGGTTGCAAATGCTTGCGGCGGTATTTTGTCAGACATAGCTGCTAATTTAGGTGTAGAGCGTAGCACAATTTACACATGGTGCAATGATGATGAGCAATTCGCCCAAGCCCTCGAAGATTCCCGTGAACGGTTCGTTGATTTGGCCGAAAGCAACCTGCGTAAATTGGTTGCCGGCGTTCCGGCCATCGAAAAGGACGAGAATGGCGAAAAGAGATTTGCCGGTTGGATCGAACGTCCCTCCGAAACAGCGATCATTTTCACTCTCAAAACACGCGGAAAAAAACGGGGATATGTAGAACGTCAAGAGGTTACAGGAGCAGATGGTGCCGAACTTATTCCACCTCGCACTCTCTCTCCCGAAGAGGCAAGACAATATGGGTTAAAACTTAACGAAGAGTATTAACGCACTACTCCGATTCGCGACATAGACATAGAGCGTACCTTCTGTCTTTCCGGTATGCTGAATTTCACCCGTTACATGTTCAAGCATAAGACGGGGATGCGGTTTATTGTCGGCGATCATCATCGCAAAATATGCGAAGCTCTTGACAAAGTCGTCCGTGGCGAAATAAAGCGTCTTATTATCAATATTGCGCCACGATATGGCAAGACCGAACTTGTCTCTAAGAACTTCATCGCCTACGGGCTGGCGTTAAACCCCCGCAGTAAGTTCATACACCTATCATACTCCGATGATCTTGTTCTCGACAACTCGAAAGAGATCAATGAAACGGTACAATCAGACTACTACCAGCGGCTTTTCCCTGAAGTAGTCGTCGAAAGCAAGAATGCTAAAAAGTGGTATACATCCGTCGGAGGCGGACTGTATGCAGTAAGTGCAGCAGGACAGGTTACAGGATTTGGTGCAGGTCAAGTAAATGATCCGTATAGGGAGCGGCGCGAAATGGGTGATTTTATTCCTGCGTGGGAAAGCGATTTTGCGGGAGCTATTGTTATCGACGACCCGATCAAACCGGAAGATGCACTATCCGAAACGATCCGCGAGCGGGTGAACAATCGCTTTGAATCGACTATCCGCAACCGCGTGAACTCGCGCAATACGCCTATCATAATCATTATGCAACGGCTCCATGAGCACGATCTATGCGGCTATCTTCAGGAGATCGAGCCGGAGGAATGGACGGTACTTTCGTTGCCCTGCATCTGGCATGACGAAAACGGACAGGAACAGCCTCTCTGGGAATTTAAGCATACGCTGGAGGAACTGCACAAAATCGAGAGATCGAACTCATTTGTCTTTGAAACGCAATATATGCAGAACCCGAAGCCGCTGGAAGGTTTGATGTATGGAGAGTTTAAGACATACGACATAATTCCATATGCAGCATCTATGAAGCGAAAGAACTACACGGATACCGCTGATACCGGCAGTGACTATCTGTGTTCTATTTGCTATACGGAAACTCCCATCGGCAATTTCGTGACGGACATTTTATATACACAGAAACCGATGGAATATACCGAGCCGGCAACAGCCGAGATGCTGTCCCGAAACAAGACGGAGATCTGCTACGTCGAGAGCAACAATGGCGGCAGGTCTTTCGGGCGCAATGTTGAGGCGCAGTGCCGAATAATCGGTAACAACTTTACATCGTTCAACCCATTTACGCAGACCGCCAACAAAAGGGTGCGTATTTTCACGCGATCGAATGAAGTGCAAAACCTTATTTATTTTCCGACCGGATGGGAGCACAAATGGCCGGAGTTCGCCTCGCATGTCAAATCATACCGTAAGCAGCAGGAGTTCAACAGCCATGACGACGCCGAAGATGCCCTGACCGGAGTAATCGAAAAGCGGGGGTATTTCAACAATGAAGAAGATTTAGACAAAGAGGATTTAGGAATTTGGTAAAAAGTACGGATATGGGATTTATAGACAACCTACTCAATGCGATACGCAATAAATATCTGAATGCAACCGGTGCAGAACGTGATCTGCTTACGCTTATCAAGGACAAAGACATTACACAGGCTCAAACACTTATGCAGAATCGCGATACGGAGGTTTTGCAGGCGATTCAGGAATATAACCCCGAACTCCACCGTATTATGCGAAAGGCCGATAAGATGCGGAAAGGCCAGGAGCCTTATCGTACCGAGAAGTTGCCTCGTGCACGACAGAAGTACATCAATGAGGTGGAACTATTCTTTCTGCTCGGGAATCCGATACGATGGAAGAAGGTGAACAACGAAGGTTCGGACGAGGCTTTCGAAGCATATAATCAATTTTTGCAAGATACACGATTCAACGTTTCCATGCGTAAAGCAAAACGCATTGCGGGAGCAGAAACTGAATGTGCCAAGCTCTACCACATCTATCGGGACGAGAATTTCCAACCGCAGGTAAAAGTTGTGGTAATTTGCAAGTCGAAAGGATACACCCTACGTCCATTATTCGACCTATACGAGAACCTCATTGCATTCGGGTATGGGTACTACCTTAAAGAGGGGACATCAACTATCGAGCATTTCGATATTCAAACACCTGATACGATCTACCGATGCAAACGAGGATCTCTTAATTGGGAGGTTATTGCAACTCCCAATCCAACCGGAAAAATCAATGTTATCTACTACCGACAGGATAAAGCGTGGGGAGGCCTCAACCCCCGCATAGACCGCGAGGAGGATATAGACAGCAAAATATCCGACACAAATAACTATTTCGCAGACCCTATCGCCGCAGCAACGGGCGATGTCGTAGATTTTTTGAAAGGTCGAGCCGACAAGCCCGGGAAAATGATTCGGATGACCGGAGCGGATTCAAAATTCGAGTACATCAATCCACCGACCTCTTCCGAGACGCAGCAACGGGAAAAGGAAGACCTCGCGCAGTCCATCTTGTTCGACACTTTCACGCCCGAGTTTACACCCGAGAAAATGGCTGGGCTGGGAACTTTGTCGGGCGAAGCGATCAAACGCGCGATGGTACTGGGATATATCAAGCGCGAAAATAATAAAGAGATATACGACATAGCCGTAGATAGGGAGAAAAATCTTATTCTCGCTATTATGATGAATGTAACCCATATTCATTTGCGTCCTGATTTGGCTGCGCTCAAAATAGAACACGAATTTGCCGAACCGTTCAATGAAGATGTCACCGCACGTTGGGCGGCTATAGGCCGTGCTGTGCAGGATGGCGTTATGTCGCTGGAAAAGGGCGTTGAACTAATGGGAACGGCCGATGATGTTACCGCTGAAATCGAGCGAATAAAGCAAGCGAAGGCAGAGGCATCTATGAACAATATTATAGAGCCAACATTCTAATTCGAAACGATGCCCGGATTGAATTTGAAAGCCGCCCAATGGGAGCAACAGCATAAAACGCATGTCGAAGAATATCTACGACAGATAGAGGCTTTGTATGATGTGGCCTCGGATGAATTGATTCGACTGGGAATGGGATATAAATATCAACCCAATACGGGGCGATTGTTCGCCTTCTCATCAAACAAAAGCCGTAGTAAACAAGCCGATGCCTCGTTATCTTCATTCCGAAATAAGTTGTCCACTATAATTACAGCGGGGATCACTTCGGAATGGTTTTTTGCCAACGACAAGAACGATTCATGGGTAAAACAACTATTCGACAATCCGAAAAAAGGATGGATGCTTCACAATCTCGGTGCACTTGAGGCATTTCAACGTAGAACAACTTACGGGCATAATTTATCCGAAAGAGTTTGGAGTATCGCCAAGCAGTTCGAACGGCACATAGAATTATCCTTATCTATAGGTATCAGCGAAGGCCGAAGCGCTGCCGATATAAGCCGTGATGTACGCGTCTATCTGAATGAGCCGGACAAACTATTTCGACGTGTCCGAAATGCGTTCGGCAATCTTACCCTGTCGAAAGTGGCGCAGGCTTATCACCCTGGGCAAGGCGTTTACCGGTCATCTTATCAGAATGCTATGCGTATGGCTCGCACCGAAATAAACAGCGCTTATCGTGAAGCCGACAGTATCCGCTGGCAACAACTTGATTTTATTGTCGGATATGAGGTAAAAACATCAAAATCGCACGTACAGTGGCTGGCAAAGTTCTGGTATCCGCGCTTCAAAAAAGGGCGTGCGCCGCTGGAAATATGTGACGCAATGGAGGGAAAATATCCGAAATCTTTCAAATTCATCGGGTGGCACCCGAACTGCAAGTGCTATGCAGTGCCAATTATAGCCAACGAGGGCACGGATAGGGATTTTTGGGAGGAACCGCTGAATGAGGTCAAGGATGTGCCCGACAACTTCAAACGATGGGTCGAGGACAACACCGAAAGAATCGAAAAGGCGAAGAATTTGCCGTATTTCATAGGGGAAAACAAAAAACACTTCAATGATTCGCTGTTCATCAATCGCGATGCCGTATAACTCTTGGCAAAAGCGCAGTACGTAGGGAATAAGTTGCAAGGTGTTGCATAAGGAGTTGAGGCAAAGTATGAGGCATCGTGCACGCCTATAAACTACAAAAGCAAGAATAGCATCGTTCGCAAGGTGAAACAGGAAAGGCAAAATCTATTAACACCAGGTTTCATCGTCCATTTGGCGGACATTCTCTCCGTCACTGTAAGCACTGTTCCAAAATGAAACACCCTTTGTCCGGCGAAATAGTGCGTCGGTTAGGCGTGAGGTTGTTGCTATTCACCACATCCAAGAGGAGAAATGCAGTAAAAACGGAATGACCGACGGAAATAAGATGTGCCCCGCCGATCATTCCAACTAAAATAACACGATATGACAAAGGTACTGCACTGCGGCGCATTATGCAAATAATCGTATTAAAAATTCGTCAGTAATGCAGCATTTTTCTCTCGTTCCTCTCGCTCGAAGCTGGCAAGGTAGTTTTCCGTCGTCTTCAGATCTTGGTGGCCGAGGCTTTCCGATATGTAGGCGATATTCGCCCCGGCACGCTTCAACACCGTAGCGAACGAATGACGCGCCGTATAGGTCGATATGTTCCCAATTTCGAGCTGCTCCCCGATCATCCGCATCCGTTTATTGATTAACCCGGTAGCGGCTATTGTTTTAGCGTGGCTCTGCACCGCATCCTCCGACCCGTCGAGAATTGGGAAAATAAAGTTATTCGGTGCTGGAGTATTACCCCAGCGGTCGATAATAGCTTGCATCTGGGGAACTACCGCGACCCGGATTTCCTTACGGGTCTTAGTCGTGCGCTCGGTCTTTTGACGCACGAAACAGATTTCACCGTCCACAATATCACGATACCGCAATTTCACGAAATCGGCGACGTTGATCCCGTTACACAAGTAGAGGAACAGCCAATAATCCCGGTATTTGGCCGTTGCTTCGTTCCCATCCTCATAGCGGGCGATCTGCCCGATCTGCTCCAGCGTTAAAGCCAATTTACGGCCCTCACCGGCCTGTATTTCATATTTCCCTCGGCCGAACGGGTATTGCGCGGGTTTAATCGCATCGCATCGACAAGCATCGTTCAATATGGCTCGTAAATGGCGCATGTGTATTCCGATCGTTGTACGGCTCTTACCTTCTCCGAGTAGAAAGCGCTCATAACGTCTTACCCAATCCACCGTTATAGATTCAAGAGCAATACGATCCCCGGCAAACCGCTCCAATCCCTGTATAACAACATTATAAACCAGCATTGACCCGATACGATCCTGCTCTTTTAATTCCGCTATTTTAGCCGCAAATGCACGGTTAAGAGTATCAACCCCCGAACGTTTCAATCGCTTGTTGAGGCTATCGAATGAAAAAATACCGTCGCGTGCCAATTCCTCAACAACCCCACGAACAATTTGGTAACTGCTTTCTATATCTTTACGAACGGCCACAAGGGCGCGAACCTTCGTTGTAGTCAGACCTTCCCACTCATCCAAGGTAAGGTCTTTGCCCGTCGGATAATAGCGACGATCCCGGCGATAGGTTACACGAATTTTTACGGGGCACTTTCCGTTCTTTTTCGGATGACTCGTATCTATTATGGGCGCAACTGTTATTCCGTCTTTTGAATAGTTCATTTGATAGGATAATTATTATTTCAACACACAATTTCGACACAAAAATACAAAAACAAACAAAAATAGATAAAAATAAACAAAATAAAATCGCCACATTTGGAAGCTTAAAACATTGATTTTCATATAAAAATTCAAACAACACATAATTATTCAAAAATATAATTATGGGACTGAAAATCCTTGCACCGCCGTGGGCTGAATTATCCTCCGCAGTCGGATAATTTCGGGGTTCTTTAATCGGAGATTAGACTATGAATGAATCATTAAACTAAAAGAATAAGAAGAATGAAAAAGAAGAGCAAGTACGGGAGAAATCCCAAGTTGAACCCGAAGACACACTGCGTGATGGTGCGCTTCGATGATGAGGAATGGAACAAGTTTCTCACGATGTACGAGGAATCAGAGGTGTACGCTAAAGCCGTCTTTCTCAAGGCACACTTCTTCGGGCAGAAGTTCAAGGTACTGAAGGTGGACAAGACGATGGTGGACTACACGACTAAACTGTCGGACTTTCACGCCCAGTTCCGTGCCATTGGTACGAACTACAATCAGGTAGTCAAAGAGCTACGCTGCCATTTTTCGGAGAAGAAGGCGATGGCGTTGCTTTACAAACTGGAGAGTTGTACCATTGATCTTGTGAAGTTGAGCAGGGAGATTGTGGAACTTTCAAGGGAGATGTACGCTAAGTGGGAGCAATCAAAATCCGACTGATATGGCATCAGTAAAGGTCAAGTTCCGTCCATCTACCGTAAACGGTAAGGAGGGCACACTCTACTATCAGGTCATTCACAACCGTGTGGTCAGACAGATAAACACCGAGTATAAACTTTTTGTTTCGGAATGGGACAGCCATTCCGAAACGGTTGTCTTGCATCATCTATTGACAGGACAAGAGAGGAACAACTACCTGCTTTCAATCGGTTCACGCATCAAGTGGGACAAGGACAGGCTGAACAAAATCATACACAAGTTATTTCAATCCGGCACATTCGTAACGGATGATGTAGTCATGCGCTTTCATGAAAACAGGCAAGAATTGTCATTCAACGCTTACATCAGCCAACAGATAGCGAGACTGAAACGCTTGGGCAAAATACGCACCTCAGAGACTTATACAGCTGCACTCAGAAGTTTTAACGGTTTTATAAATGGCAAGGATGTCTTGTTTGACCAGCTTAATGCGGATTTGTTGGCAGAGTACGAGGCTTATTTGAAAGGAAGGGGAAATACGCCCAATACTATATCCTTCTATATGCGTATTCTAAAAGCCGTCTATAACCGTGCGGTGGAAGATGGACTGACCGAGCAACGACATCCGTTCAAGTCCGTTTACACGGGAGTGGAGAAAACAATGAAGCGAGCCTTGTCGCTCAATGACATCAGACGTATCAAAGGACTGGACTTGTCATTGAAGCCCAATCTTGATTATGCCCGTGATATGTTCCTGTTCTGTTTCTACACAAGGGGAATGTCGTTCATCGACATGGCTTATCTGAGAAAGAAGGACTTGCAGAATGGTACTCTTTCCTATCGCAGACGTAAGACAGGACAGCAGTTGTTCATCAGATGGGAAAAGTGTATGCAAGAGATTCTTGACAAATATCCAGTAAACGAAACGGAATACCTCTTGCCCATCATTACAAAACGGGACGAAGATTATCGGAAGCAATACGCCAACGAACTTCACCGTGTGAACCATCTGTTGAAGAAAATTGGAAAGCAGTTGGATTTGCCAATACCATTAACTATGTATGTCGGTCGGCACTCGTGGGCAAGTATCGCCAAGAGCCGTAATGTGCCCATTTCTGTCATAAGCGAGGGAATGGGACATGATTCTGAGAACACTACACAGATTTATCTTGCATCGCTGGATACTACAGTAGTAGATAAAGCCAATAAAAGAATACTGGATTTGCTGTGAAACCATGAATGTTTAGCGAATCCGTCCAACGCTTACCAAGAGAAGAACCTTTTTCCCTTATTTCCATAAGAAGAGACGGGCGTAAACTTGATATAAAATGCCTGTCGAAGTTGATATATTGGAAGATAGCATATTCCAGTTTTCACCAGAATTGCTGAACACCTTGCTCAAAGACCACACCACGAGCAGGGACGAAATGCAACGCAATATCTTCTGGGCTACTTCAGATTATGAACATCTTGGCAAAGAATACCAATACAATTCCCCTATCCTCCCACACCTTATAACAGGAGATAACGGACATATCATCATGCCTCGTGTCCTCAAAAGCCGTGATACCCAATCAACCCGTTCCCGTGATATGGCTGAGGTCTTCACTCCATCATGGATATGCAATGCACAGAACAACCTGATTGATGAAGCATGGTTCGGACGAAAGGATGTTTTCAATACCGAATATGCAGACGAACAGGGACATCATAAATGGAAAACAACGGAAGGCTGTATCATATTCCCGGAGGGCAAAAGTTGGAAGGATTATGTGCGTGATATCCGACTGGAAATCACTTGCGGAGAAGCCCCATATCTGATTAGCCGCTATGATACCACGACAGGAGAGACTATCCCTTTGGAACAGCGTATCGGTTTGCTTGACCGCAAACTAAGGGTGGTAAGCGAGAACACATCCACTTCGGGCGAATGGCTTGAGTGGGCACAAGAAGCCTATAAAAGTACCTACGGTTACGAGTGGCAGGGAGACAATCTACTCATTGCCCGAGAATCTATGCTTGTCTCTTTTGTGGAGTATTTTCAACAGAAATTTGGCAAATGCCCTTTACTGAAATCTATCAACTACATCGCTTACATCATTTCGTGGAACGTATGGCAGATGGACGGATTAAGAGGTGTCATTCCAAATAGTTGCGGAGAACGTAGGGAAGTTGTAGCCGACTTGTTCGGGACTACCGAAGTGGTCACCCAATGTGAAGGATGTCTGAAAGATGACATCCGCAGGCACAATGGGGTCTATTGCCAAATCAAGGATTGGCATGCTACCGACAAGGCAACAGGCAAAAAGGGAAAACGAATCCGATTTATAGACCTAATAAAATAGTGCGGTATGAAATTCACATCTTCACTAAAGTTAAAACTGATATATGTGTTCCGTATCAACGATGCTGCGCACAAGGGATGTCTGAAAGTGGGCGAAGCCACTTGTGACAATGACAATGTTTTCGGTCTTGCTCCCAACAGCAAGGCTCTCAACGAGTCTGCCAAGAAACGTATCAATCAATATACGCAAACGGCAGGTATAGCATACGACCTCTTATATACGGAACTTACGATATACAACAGCAAGTATGGTTTGTGTTCTTTCAATGACAAGGAAGTGCATAGCGTGCTGGAGCGTTCAGGTATCAAGAAAAAGATATTTGATACCGAGAACAAAGCCAACGAGTGGTTTATTACCGATCTTGAAACAGTTAAACGGGCAATAATCGCCGTAAAAGAGGGGCGTGAATCATTATCTTCTGCTGAGGTTTCACACGACAAAAGTCCTATTGTATTCCGACCGGAACAGCGTGAAGCTATTGAAAAGACTAAAAAGCAGTTCAAGAAAGGAAACCAGATGCTGTGGAACGCCAAGATGCGATTTGGTAAGACGCTGTCCGCATTACAGGAGGTAAAAGATATGGATTTCAGCCGAACCTTGATTCTCACCCACCGTCCGGTAGTTGATAGCGGTTGGTTTGAGGACTTTGGCAAGATATTCTATGATAGGCGGGATTTTGCATACGGCTCAAAGAATAACGGTGATAGTCATACTTCGCTGGAAACAAGAGCAAAACAAGGACAATGCAAATATGTTTACTTTGCTTCCATGCAAGACTTGCGTGGTTCTGAACTTGTAGGCGGCAACTTTGATAAGAACAATGAAGTGTTCGCCACCGCATGGGACTGTATCATCGTGGACGAGGCGCACGAAGGCACACAGACAGATTTGGGTAAGGCTGTAATGCAGGAACTTACGAAGGACAAGACCAAGATTCTGCGTCTTTCCGGCACTCCATTCAATTTGTTGGACGATTTCAAGGAGGATGAGATATATACTTGGGACTATGTAATGGAACAGCGTGCCAAAGCGTCTTGGGATGAGCTGCACTTTGGCGACCCGAATCCATACGCATCACTGCCAACCATGAACATTTACACCTATGACCTCGGACGATTACTCAATGAGTTCGTGGACGAAGATGTGGCATTCAACTTCCGTGAGTTCTTCCGTGTAAATGACAATGGAACTTTCGTTCATGACAAGGATGTAAGTGCTTTCTTGAATCTTATAACCAAAGAGGACCGGGAGAGTTGCTATCCGTTTGCCAATGAGGAATACCGCAATATATTCCGTCATACCCTGTGGATGCTGCCTGGAGTGAAGGAGGCACGGGCGATGAGTGCCATGTTGCAGACACATTCGGTATTCCAACATTTCAAGGTTGTGAATGTTGCAGGCAATGGAGATGAGGATGAAGAAAGCAAGGATGCACTTGTGGCGGTAGAAGAAGCCATTGGCAAAGACCCTGATGCCACACGTACCATTACCTTGTCTTGTGGCAGACTGACAACGGGTGTCAGTGTGAAGGCTTGGACAGCTGTGTTTATGCTGTCAGGCTCGTATAACACGGCTGCCTCCAGTTATATGCAGACTATCTTCCGTGTGCAGACTCCTGCCGCTATCAACGGAAAGGTTAAAGAGCAATGCTATGTCTTTGACTTCGCACCGGACAGAACATTGAAAGTGATAGCAGAAACAGCCAAGATTTCATCCAAGACAGGAAAGACCAGTGGCAACGACCGTAAGATTATGGGCGAGTTCCTGAATTTCTGCCCGATAATATCCATCGAGGGTTCCAAGATGAATCAGTTTGATGTGCCAAGGATGTTGGAACAACTCAAAAAGGTCTATGTGGAACGTGTCGTGCGCAATGGCTTTGAGGACAGAAGTCTGTATAATGATGAGTTAATGAAACTCAATGATTTGGAGTTGCAAGAGTTCGATGACCTCAAAAAGATTATCGGTCAGACAAAAGCCATGCCCAAGACGAATCAAGTGGACATCAACAATCAGGGGCTGACTGATGAGCAATACGAGGAACTTGAAAGTCTTGAAAAGAAATCCAAGAAGAAAGGTAAGGACAAACAGCCTTTGACAGAGGAGGAGAAACAACGACTGGAAGAACTGAAGAAGAAAAAGAACAATCGGGAAGCCGCTATTTCCATTCTTCGGGGTATATCCATCCGTATGCCTTTGCTGATTTATGGAGCAGAGTTGAAAGACGAGTCTCAAGAAATCACCATTGACAACTTCGCTTCGCTCATCGACCCTCAATCGTGGGAAGAATTTATGCCTAAGGGTGTTACCAAACAGAAATTCAACAACATCAAGAAATACTATGACCCGGAGATATTCTGTGCAGCCGGAAAGCGTATCCGGGCTATGGCTCGTGCTGCCGACAAACTCAGCGTGGAGGAACGCATCGAGCGCATAACGGATATTTTCAGTACATTCCGTAATCCGGATAAGGAAACGGTGCTTACTCCTTGGCGTGTGGTGAATATGCACCTTGGCGACTGTTTGGGTGGATATAACTTCTTTGAACAAGGGTATGAAACCACACTGTCCGAACCTCGTTTCATTGACAAGGGTGAAGTGACCGCCAATGTATTTGCCGAGGATTCTCGTATTCTTGAAATCAACTCAAAATCGGGATTATATCCCCTCTATATGGCATACAGCATTTACCGTACACGAGTAAAGAACTCTTTATTTTCGGTGTCAAGTATCGAAGACGAACAACAAATCTGGGACAAGGTTGTCGCAGAAAACATCTTTGTCATCTGCAAAACTCCCATGGCAAAGAGCATCACCAAACGAACCTTGATAGGCTTCCGCAAGGCTAAGGTAAACACCAGATACTTTGAGGATTTAATCAATCAAATTAAAAACAAACCTGAACACTTTATCAAGCAGGTTGATAAATTCGTTTCAGAAAGAACAGGAATAAAGAATATGAAATTCAATGCGATAGTGGGAAATCCACCGTATCAAGTTATGGATGGAGACGCACAAGCAAGTTCTGTGCCAGTTTATCAGTATTTTGTTTCTATAGCTAAAAAAGTTCAACCCAATTTTATTTCAATGATTATGCCTGCTCGTTGGTATGCAGGAGGACGAGGGCTTGATGACTTTCGTGCAGATATGCTATCAGACAAAACTATTCGCAGCTTGCACGATTATCCGAAAGCATCAGACCTTTTCAGTAATGTGGGATCAAAGGTGGATTATGCTATTTCCTAATGGACGCAAAATATGATAACATAAAAACCGCACCTACCATAATTTCTCATACAGAAACTGGCGTATATGCTTCTCAAAGAAGCCTTGCTCAGAATACCTCTGATATTTTTATCCGAGATGGTAGAAGTATTTCAATCATCACCAAAGTAACGGAACAGAGTAGTGAATACATCCAATCATTTGTATCACCATTGAGACCATTTGGCTTGCGTGGTTATTTCGTGAGCGATCCCAATTTTCATGAAACATCTGATGGGCTGACAACTCCTGTTGTCTGTATTGGTAAAGGTCTCAAAAAAGGGTATGTGGAACGTAATCTTGTTCCTTTGCACACTAACTGGATTGATAGATTCAAAGTAATCATTCCTCGAGCAAACAACATTGGCACAGAGGCTAATGATGACAATCTTAATGCGTTTGTTGGAAAGCCTAACGAAATTTGTACAGAATCTTACCTTTGCATATTCGCAGATTCCAATGTTTCGTATGATGAGTGCGTAAATATTTGCCTATATCTCAAATCTCGCTTTGCGAGGTTCATGCACTGTCAAGCGAAGTCAAGTCAAGATGCTACGGCCAAAACATTCCGTTTTGTCCCGACGCAGGACTTCTCGAAGGAAAGCGATATTGATTGGTCGCTTTCATCTGTTCAAATTGACAAACAACTGTATGTCAAATACAATCTTACAGACGAAGAAATCTCATTTATTGAATCAATGATAAAACCGATGTAAGCATAAACGAGGGCAAGTTATACTCTTGCCCTCGTTTTAACTCACTTTTCTTTTCGCACACCTTTAAACGGTGTACCATCTTGTTTGACATCCATAAAACGCCCAGTATCTTTATCCCTTTTTACCCATTGTTCAGTTTTGGGATTATAAACCTGTGAACGATTTCTTACTGCACCATTGCGATGTCCGTCTCCTGACGGTGGATTTGTTGCCATAATCTTCTTTTTAGGTCAATCTCGAATTATGCAGCCGAGAATGCACTGCTTAATATTATGAGTTATTTCCGTATATATGAACTAAGATCTTCTCCACTATAAGGATATGACTCTGTGAAGACTCTCATCTGTCCTTCAATACCATAAGGCATAATATATGGATAGAGAAGTAAATACTCCCGTTGAGGACTTGCATGTTGCGCATCTTTTGTAACAGGCATGATCATACATTTACCAGTATGTCCATCCACGACACCTAATTCCCATGGCATCCAATTACTTCTTCCAGCTTCTGGTGATTGAGCATAAATTAAAGATTTACTGCTCATTAATCTTTTCTGCAACCTTTTTGCTGTATCTTTATTTGTTTCATTCCTTTTCAAGTCAACATCAACAATGCAGTCAAGATATACTTGTAACCCCATTTTCGACAAAGTGTAATATATACCTTTTACAACATTCAAATCAGAAATATTGTATGAAAGGAATATATCAAACTGTTTATATAGAGATGCTCCTTGAAGATTATCGCTATATGTACGTTGCTCGTAAAGGGGAGTGCTATATGCTATGTTACGAAAATACGCCTCGCTAAAATACTTCATATTAGATTCTTCCTTCATTTACTAATCGCCAATAATACTTTCCCAACTCTGTCAACTGACATCCGGTACTATGAACTCCTCATTTATAGGTTTTACAAACCCTATACTCTGCAACTTTTGAAGTAATTTGAATTTTCTAACGTTGTTCGCATCTGCATAAGGGAGAATATATTCATGATTTACAGATGGGTCGTTCGTATCCTCAAAAGATGGGTCTAGAGCTAAATCGTTATTGGGATTTGTAAACAGGTTTGTTAATTCGCGAATAATTGACAATGATACCTGTGGCGTAACTGTACGTAATGGAGCAAATTCCGTAACATTAGTCTTGAATACAGGTCTTTGATCCCAAGGTCCAAAAGAGCGATCGATATATGCATATACACCGCCAATAGTAATGTTACCGCAATAATCCGATGCTCCGCCATTTAGCGCAGTACATAATAATTCTGTAAAAAGACCATGACCACCAGCTTCCATAGCAACTTCGTCTTCACGACAAGCTGTTAAGACTGAAACTCCTGTATTTAAAATGCTACCTACATCCTGAAGTTCGTATTTCCCGATATTGCCTGAGTGACAACAATCCAAAATGATAATCTTGTTGCGAACCTTGGAAGTGTTAACAATACTCATTATTGTTGACATCTGTATCCCCGTATAATATTGACCAGGGGTAGCTATATCTTGAGGCATAACAATTTCTGCACCAGTGCTATTCATATAGCCATGCCCAGAAAAATAAAAGAGAGCAGTATCATCATTTCCTGCAAAAAGTTTACGAATAGCATCCATCACTTCTCCTGAAGTCTGTACATTTGGCATCATTTTTACGCCAAAGTTAGGAGATCCGTCACCATGTCGTTCAATTGCAGCTTTAACGCTATTGATGTCCTCAATACACCCTGTCAATTCATTTCCTTCGGGATAATCATTAATCCCAATCAACAATGCCTTTTTCATGTAACAAATAGTTATAGTGATTGATAAATGGCGTAGTTACGGACAGCATTGGCAACAGATTTTGCATTCCAGCCAACGATAACATCTGCTGCATTTTTTACGATAGAGGATGTGCGTTCTGCTCCCCATGGCTGAACAGCAATGATAGGTTTGTTGTACTTCTTTGCCAT